GTGTGTTGTAATCATCATATGTTATTACAATCAAATCCAGTTCTTGAAGACGCTTTAAAGCTCTGCTAACTGTCGCTGGATCCACACCTAAAGGTTCGCCTATGTATTTATTTGACGCTACACAGTTAAACTCGTTGTCTAAGCTATTTACCTCCACAAAAATGACCTTCTCGGTTATACTGATGTCTTTTCTAAGCCAAATATTGGCTGGTATCCAAACACCTTTAAATGCTCTTTCCATCTTTGTTGAGTCCGTTTAGGTGTTTGTTCACTTTCTCTTTATAATTTTTATTAAAGTCGGCACCTAGTGACCAGTTAAGCCATGATATTTGCTCTTGTGTCACCATATCCGACATTAACGTCCCTTTAAACTTACCGAACGGTAATACGAACGCTGCATTTTCCTGCGGTATGTTCTTAATGAATTTTCCGCAGCCATTACACCAAGCGGTGTTCTGCCCTGATTTCATTTCTGTGCGGTAGTCATCTACAGTACCACATCTGTTACATGTTACTTCTTTCATGTTTTTACTTTCAAAGTGTGAATTTTTATTTTCTATACGTAGCCAAAAAAAGCTATACTGTTAATTGCTTAACTAAAGCTATTATCTCTTTTTGCTTATCTTCTGGCGGGGTTCTTTCGCCACTTAGGTACTGACTGAAGGTGCTGGGCTTGATATCCAGCTTCTCGCAAAAGAACTTCTTCTTTAAGCCAGATGATTCGATTCGTTGTTTGATTTCTTTGTTGTTCATGGCTCAAATATACGCTGTGAATTTTTATTTCCAAACTTTTCTGAAAATAAAAAAGCCTGACTGTAAATACATACAATCAGGCCCGTGATAGAGTGATATTATTTATGAAGTAACAACCGTAGTGGTTATAGCAATAACTATGCTACTCTCATGCTTTTGTCTTCAAACATTTCCAATTGGGGATCAGGAGCGTGCTTCAAGTCGGTGTGGTACTCCTGCGCCTCGGTGAGTAGAGTGTCGAACTGTACATCAATCAGGTCAAGCAGTGGGTAGTTCCATCCATCAGCGTTCTTCAGTAGGCTAATTAGAGGCGTTTTAAGCGCAGTTACGCCTCCCTGTGGGGTTTCCTTAGTCCCCAACAATTTAATCCCATCAGGACTGTCTTTGCCTATCACATGGACACCTGTAACGGTGACGCCCTGGAAGCGCGGGTCATCTTTCCACTCCCATTTGTCAAACCATTCCTGGTCGATTGGGAACTTCTTGTCAATTAAGCCGTACTCAGGTTCCGCCAGACCACAGGCAATCAGTAAGTGTGGTGTCATGCGCTCTAAGGCGTTGCGGAAGTCTTTGTGCGGTTGCAGATCAGATGTGACACGGATGTTCTTGGCAACGATACCATTTGCTGCCCGAGATGCTTCTGCCCTGTTTATCTCTAGGAATATCTTTCCTGAGTTCTTGACGATGATTTTTAAAATTCTTAACATGCTTTTTTGATTTTGTTGTTGCTAAATTAGAAAATAAATATGTTGTTGAGGCGCTTGTTGAGTTCTTCTTGCAGGCGTGTAATTATTAAAGTGCTTTTGCGTGTCCTGTGTCCTGTTTCGTTTTCAACGTATTCTGGTTCCAATACTGTTGTTGGATAGTTTTTTAGCAGCATCAGTGTTGAACTTATATCTGCTGTGGTCATTGCCTGTAGTTGTTCTGAATTGATTTCCATTGTTGTTATTCTTTGTTGTCTTTTTCGTAGCAGTATTTGCGCCATACATAATATTCATCCATTATTTGGGGCATGTCAAGCGCAAAATATACCCTATATCCTTGCTCAACCTCATCTGTCTGATACTTTTTGGTGTCTAACCATCTGAATACCTCTTCTTTTGTTGGTTCACTCATTGCTATCTGCGTTTATTAAAGTTTAGCTCTCTCATTTCTTCGGGTAATGGCAGGTGTATATTCCAATCCATTGCCCATACTCTTATCTCCTCGGTGAATGAAGCTGCTTCCAGAGTATTTAAGTCTGATGTATCACGTACATAGGTCAAAACTTCTCCTGTTTTTGGATTGGTCATTATCTCGCCATCATCATCTCTCATCTCCGTAGTCAATAACTGTTTTTTAAGTATATCCTTAACTCTTTGCAGACTGTTCCCCGTTTCATCGGCTATAATGTCGAAATACATGTGCATAAGGTTGTTTTGGCCCCCGCTACGGGACTTTCTATACTTCTTGATACTAATAGACCATTTACCGACGGGAAGCCCTTGTAGCTCTTGTATCAGGCTCTGGTAGCCCGACAGTGTTCCATCGGGCTTCTTCTCTATGACGTAAGTGATTTGTTGTGCCATTAGCTTATGCGTTCTTTGTATAAAAGATATACCAATACACATCCAAGAATTATAAAATATATTCCAATTCCCATGTTTTTACGTTTTAAAATTGTTTACCACCTTCTTTTAAACGGTTCTCTAACTTGTGGTCTTCTCTTTTAGCGTTATACTCCAGTTTCTCCACTACGGCGCCACCTAAATCGAAGTTCATGTAACCCGCTAAGTCGAATATCCGTATCAGCGCGTCAGCAAGTTCTACTTCCATCATCTCACGGTGAGGCAGCTTATCATCCTTTAGCCCCTTACGGTAGCCTTCCATGGCCTCAGAGACCTCTGAATGTATGAGGCATAGCATTTCACCAACATTGCGTTTAAGTGGCTCTCCTGTGCTTAAATCAGTATACCATCCAGCAGCCTTAGAGCGACCATGGCATAGTGAAACTAGCATATTGATGTAGTCGATGAACGGAATCACATTGTCTTTTTTGTTTTTAATGTGTTCGTACACATCGTCACGTAAGTTGCCTACCGTTTCAATGGCATGTTGTACTTCTGATATTTTAACTGTTCTTTCTAACTTTTCGGTCAGTGTCTCACTTGCCTGACGCAGTTCATGGTAGTTTTGGCTGATGTAATCTGAATCTCTCATTGTGTTGTTGTTTTTAAAATATAAGTGTTAATAAATAAATGAATAGTCCTGCAAGCACCAGTGAACCCAACCACATCAATATGGCGGTTCTCTCTTCTCTTTTATAGCTTCTGTTCATGGTTATTGATTTTTATTGAATATTCAGGCTTTATCTCCCCGCCATCAAGCCATTCTTTTAATCCATAATAGAACCTATTTACCATAGGATTATCGTTAAATGTAATCTTTATAAAAATGTCTGGATTTGATGAAATAGCTAAAGAAAGTTGACCAGAAAAACTACTATACGTAATGTTGCGATTGTATTCATCCATGAAACATAACATTAAGCTTTTTGCGGTCAAAAATGTGTCCTGTTTTCTAAATAATGATTCTATTCTATTATTAAATATAGAGCTGGTTTTTCTTGGATTATCTACCTCGCTTCCATTGCTGCCTCCCTCCAGTGCAACTAAGGCTTTTGTGTATTTTTTAACCCAAAAACTATGCTCATCGACAATTCCTTTGTGATAACGAATACTGTCTTTGATTTGGGAAACGACCTTTCCATCGACTCCTCTTATAAAAACCACATGTTTTATTTCTAGGTTGTTAGAAGAATAGAAGTCTTCATATTCCAATTCTTTTTCCCTTGTCTCTTTGTTTTCCATATTTACATTTTCTTTATCTGATGTAATTCCTTTTTCTGTTATTCCTCCTACGGGTACGGTTCTTAAATCTTTATCGCTCATGGCATCACCTCCTCTTTCATAATCATGTTACACACAAATACGTGCGAGTTCAACTCTTTCTTCTTGTTCTCCAGTAGTTTCTCCAGCCGGTCTATTTCCTGTACCAGCTCCGTCTTTCTCTTGTCGAGATAATCAAATGTGGGTTCTGTATTTACTTCTTTGTTGTTACTCATGGTTGTTATACTTTAAAATCATTTTCATCAAACTCGATTGGCGTTTCTTCATTAAGATTTATCGCATACAACACTTGGCCAAATGTGAAACCCATATCATCAGCAATAAAACCAGCGCCCCATTTTTTCCCGTAAAAGGCTTCTTTAATTTCGTAAATGTCTTGACTACTTAGTCCGTTTGTTCCTTTTTCTTCTTCTGTCATGTTATTTAGTTTTTGATTTCCATCCTGCAATTGACGCTATAAACAATAGCGGTAGTTTTTTAACTCTTTTTGGTGTTTTAATTATTGGAAGTTCATCCAATGTTCTAATCTTCTTTTCTTTTTCCATTGTACTGTGTTTTTAGCTGTTTTAAGCGATTATTATTTGTTTTTGATGTCTATATATCACTTGGTGATTAAAGTGTCTTATATTGGCTTATTTGGTGTGTTCTGTAAAGAACCATTCCCGCTTGCCTGTCCATCCGTCTTCCAATAAGTCAAACCGTAGTTTTTCAAGCTTTACTGGTATAGCGCCAGATATGATTTCTTCACTTAAAGCCTTGGTTTTTTCGCCTGCATCATACATGTAGTGATACTTTACCTGCTTGTCGGCTTCTACATACCCATTGGGGTGGGGAAGGCTTTTTATTATTTCTGCTAAGAGTTTAACTGGTATTTTCATAATCGTTGTTTAAAGTATATCTAAAGCATCTTGTTCTGCTGCCCTCTGCCTGCATAGTCTAAGCTGTTTTCTTTCATCTTCCATGTGGCTATCTACAACCTCTATTTGCGCCAGCAATGTTTCTTTTCGTTTGCTTAGCATCTCCAAGTTTTGTAAGGCCATATCATACGCTCTTTGCAACTCCGTGTCTCTGGCATCTATACGGGCCTGTAGTTCTTTATTTCTTTCTTTCATGTTATTTGAATATAATTTTAACTGCTTTATGTTGTGATTTTGTCTGAGCTGTAGCACTTACTTCATTGCTCCTCTTGGCATATTCGTAGTCTTTCTTGTCCTTGTACACCACTTTGAAGGTTTTACCACCCATATTCAGGTACATCCAGCATTTCATCAGGTTAACTGATATAAACCCGCAAGCGTACTGCTGTCCGCCATGAATGATGTACCACTTTCTCATGCGTCAAACTCTCTGCTACCTCCCAACATCGGGTTATACGGCTCCGTAGGTGTACTCTTGGCGAACCTCACTCGTATCTCTATACCTTTTGTCGCCAGCAATTTCTCTCTTTCCTTAAGGTTGCCCTTCCATGTCAGATGAGGGTTTAACTCATAAGACCCATCTTCCCCACTTATCAAATCCAGGTCTTTAAGCCTGCGGATAGAGTTCGACAAATGCGTGTTCTGTATCTTCAGATCAGCACATATCTCTTTCCTGTCTTTTGACACCAGCTTAACCACACTACTATTAAACTCCATCCGTATGCAAAAAGCAGTCAGTACATGTATATCCGTCAGGTGCTTAATCTTAAGCTGCTCTTTGAACATGTGGAAGAAGTTAATGTAAAATGCTTTACTGTCATTTGCCTTTACCAGAATTGGTGTACCATCATTTATCGCCATATAATATACTTGTTTTATTACACTACAAATGTAATACAGTTACTTCATACTACCAAATAAAATGTAATAATGTTACGCCACAACGTAATGTACATACACTGTGGCGTAATCCAATAACGATGTGGCGTAATCACCATGTTTGTAACTTATTGATTAACAGTATTGTATTTGACATGCTCTATCTTATCTATTAGAGGTTCTTTTTATTATACTATTGATATTGGCGCCCAAGTAATATATCCCATAAAAAAATTACAAAATTTTATTGGGGCATATAAAAACACTGTGGATATAGATGGTGAGGATTATCCCCCCTTAATACACCCCACTACCCCTTAAAAGGGATTGATCCCAATACACCGGGGTCCCCTGAATCATGGTATTGTCTTTATACTCATTGATCATTGTTTCCTTGTTCCATTGGTTACAGTGTATTGTCCCTTTAGAGGCATTATTGTGTAGGTGTGTATACATAGTACCAATGTTAGTGTGTAATGAGCGTATACGGCTTTAAACAGGGTAACAGGGATTAAGGGAATAGAGTATGTTGATGGTAATATAATAGGTGATGATGTTATGTGCTTGATTAACAGGGGCTGGGATAATACGCCCACTGCTAACTACTATAATCCCGTATAACCGGGTTAAACAATGTGAGACGGTATTATACAGTGTGACCTGTTGTTAATGTTTGTGTTTGCTATAAAATGATTTTGTATTTGTTTGGGGTTATAATTGGCTGATAATGTATTGAGTGTATTTTTAGGGGATAAATAAAGGTATTCTATTTAGTTATACTGATTAAGGGCTATTAATGGTTTGTTATGTGTGATCAAGGTGTTTAGTATTCATTTTGGTTATAATGGGTGATTTATATTGTGAGGGCCTGTGTTATGAATAATAGTTATAATGATAAGGTGTTTATATAACCCTTCATGCGTGATTAGGACGTCCATTATCACTATTTGTTATATTGATTAAAAGGTGATTTAAAATTACCTCTAAATTATTTGTATCTAATGTTTTTTCTCCACACATTTGTAATGTCAAAACAGTTATACAAATGAAAAAAGGATTTATATATAAGCTTAAATGGAACGGTAGCGATATGGTATATATCGGCAAAACCGAGGATAAGAGGAACAGATTAAGAACACATGTTTCTTCTTTTAAAAAAGGTGATCATTACAATAAGGCAGCGCAATTAATGTATGACATTTATGGCGAACCAACGATGGAGATAGTAGAAGAGTGTAACTGTGATGAACTGGATAAGAAAGAAGAGTATTACAATGGCGTTTTCACCAAACAAAGATTGTGTATAAACAAGCCTCGTAAAGCTGGACGACCTAAGAAAGAAATAAAATCTTTAGCATATAAGGTTTATTTAGTGCCAGAGGACCAATTGACGCTTTGTGAGAAATATGGTTCACTTACAGCAGCCTTAAAACATTTATTAAAATAGTCTTACTGATGATCGCTGGGTGCGTGAAATAAGGTGTAACAGCCTTATATAAGACAAGTGAGTATACAATAGCAGTTGCACGTTATAGCTTTAAACGTGTAAGGGTGCAGCCCCTTTGAAATCTGCCGGGAAATACAAATAGTAGAGTATCCGAAAGACCGTATCGAGTTGGAATAGCCTCAGCGTAAAATAAAAGTTAATGTAGCCGATAGACTGTGATAAGCCAGTGTAAATACAGAATCAACTTTTAAAAAAAACTTATTATGGAAAATATAAAAACATACATTCACGTAGGGAACCCTGTAGTTAACCTGAAGGTTGTGGCAGGTTATAACAAATCTTTAATACTATTTGATAACATACATAAAAAAATAAATGCACGTGGACAAATGCAACATGCCATTGACTGGAAGGTGTTTGGTAGCTGGAAACCTAAAAGACGTTCTACTTATAAAGTAACATAGGTTTATAATGCACTTACAGAATCAATTTTTAAATATATTGTTTAACATTTAAATAGCTTATTAGCGCCATGACTACTCAAATCGAATTTACCCGCGTAAAAAATGACATTAACGGCAACCCGCGTTATGTTTGTCACTTCTTAAGCCTACTAAATGATAAAGACGAAGAAACGATTAAATCTGACTTCGCTTTAACGTTGGCGCAAAATCCCTTTAAACTTACTTCTTTAAAGTACGAACATGCCGTTTGGAAATCTAAAAAGATTGGCGGTAAAAAGTACAACGGTAAAGATTACGGAGGCGGTATTGTATTCCAGTCTTATAATTTGTACGATACAGAAAAAAGCATTTTATCTCTTTTAAATAATTAAAACCATGACCATTTATATAATTCTTCAAGACACAGGATATGATAGCGTATATGCTCCTGATGATGGTGTCTATTTTGTTTCTAAAGAAAAGGCACAAGAAAAATGCGACAGGCTAAACCGACAATTAGGGTATCAACCGAAGGATAATTTTGCACCGTATAGCGTAGACGAATTAACACCAGCCGAATAATTAATTATTAACCACTTTAAAGCCCTTTCACTGTATTCAGGGGGATATATAATAGTAATACAGAAATCACAATGACTACTCAAAAATTTATCATGATCGAAAAAGAACGCAAATACAGCCGTACTTATGGCGGTTCAAACTACACACTAGCAATGTATGAGGTTTTAAATAAAGAACTGAAATATATTGGCGAAGTGAAAGGTTGCACTATGTCGCATAAAGGTGAAACGTCTGAAGCATTCACAGCCTTACAAAAGTTAAACGCCATTAAAAAAAGTATCTTGAAAAAGATTGACAAAGGCGAGCGTAACGATTTAGTGTATTACGGTTACAATTATCGGGACACAGCCGGTTTGTACATCGATACATTATAAACCTCCTACACGGGCTATAAACAGCCTTAAATCAAACATTACAATACACACCAATAGTATAACGACATTTAAAACGATTTTTATCATGACAACTACAGATTACAACCAACAAGCATTGGACTTTCTTAACGCTACATCTACAGCAATCACAGTTAAATGGAAAAAATACGATTACCATTTTGCAGGCGATAAACAAGCACGCCACATATTCAGGGTTAGACTTAAAAACAAACTGGGTTCTTACAACTTTGACTTCGGACAAAGTATTGCAGCCGGTGCAAAAGAACCTACAGCGTATGATATATTAGCCTGTTTAACTAAATATAATCCTGAAAGCTTTGGAGATTTTTGCAATGAATACGGTTATGATAACAATCGCGAAGCTTTGACAATTTACAAACGAGTTGTTAAGGAGTGGGAAGGAATTGAAAACCTGTTTAACGAAGAGCAATTAGAACAACTTAGAGACATACAATAATGAAAGCTATATTAACCATTATAAGCCTGTTGATCGTATTAATGGCTCATGCTACCCCGATTAAGATTAAACTCGTTGTAGACGTTAAAACAAGCGTTAAAGACAGCGTTAAGCTGCGGGAGTTGCATAACAAACACTATCACATCATTGATGCACCGCGTTACGGTAATAAATATCATTTGACTTTAATTAAATATTGAGTTATGGAATCAGCTATAAAATTTCTTATGTGGACAAGCAAAAGAACAACCCACATACAAAACAACGTAAAGAAATACAAAGGTCAGTTTTATTTTATAGACGGTGAAAATCATAAAGGCCGAAACGATTTAAAAGAACTGTATAATGAATTTATCAAGGACGTAACGGGACAATAAAGACCTATAATCAATTATTATTCATTAACCATACCAATACACCATTGCAGTATAGATATGCGCCCATATAGGCTGTAATGGCTTAATATAGTAAATTAAACATCAATAGCTATGATAGAAATAAGAAAAGACATGATAAATAGAAAAACTCTTATGTTTTTAAAAAACAGTGTCAAGGCAGAATCAAAAAACACGTATTCTATTCACCGGGTATTTGACGAATATATTTTAGAAGAAAACCCCAAAATTGATTTAATGAAAGGTATAATATATTTATCAATGTTGTGCATAAATAACGGGACAGAAACTTTTAAACTAAAAAACTAAACAGTCATGATAGATTTAAGAAAGAACAACCAAAGCACACAGTTAAGCAAAAACGAGCGTATCTATTTAATGGGACGCGAACACACACCGCGTAATTTAGAGCTTGCTAAAGCATACGATAAAGCCATGGCGCAAAGTGAGGCGCCGGACATGTCACATTTAAGAGTGATACAACACAATGTTCAACCCCTAAATAATTAATACAATGGCAAAGTTTATACAGCCCTCAGTACAGGGTAACAAAATAGGAAGTACTAATGATGTGGTAAATGTCGATAATGTTATACTATTCTCTTATGGAGAGGATAAAACCGCGCTCGGTGGTAAAGCAACAGGTTACAAAATCACATTCACCTTTTACAGTCAAACGCACATCTGGTTATACTCTCAGGAACAAAAAGCAGAGTATGAGCAGGATTTAAAAAAGTTACAAACCTTATTTGTTTAACATTATGAGATACAAAAATAAAAAAGGCGGCAACCCGTTCGCAAACGTAAAAGTATATGTTGGTAAAATGAAACCTTTAAATCAAGGCTTGTACAAAAGAGATTTTATAGAAAGCAACAGTAAGCCTTTAACCAAAGTATATATTGAACCAAGCGACGAATATTTATTTACAAGGCCGTTTAAGTGGTAGCCTATGAATAAACGATATAACGGAGGGAGGCCGAAGCTGTATGACGAAAAGAAAATACAATCTAAGGTGTATTTAAGGCCCGTAGTGAAAGAAAAGATAGAAAGTGAGTATAAGAACCTGACTGAAGCATTGGAAACGCTATACGGGCTTATATTAGCCCAGGAACAAAAAGATCAAATCAATAACTTATTTAAAAAAGAATCATGAATGTAAATTTTGATAAACTAATCGGGCAAAACGCAAAACTATACGCCTGCAATGACCTAAATTGCTTTCAGCTTGGTACTGTAGTATTTGAAGTACTTGAAGACGAAAGTGACGGTTACAGATCATACCTAGGCGAAGTTAAGATTGTGCGCGCTGACGCTGAAAAAGGAGCCTTTTTAGATGAAGTGATTATACAAGACATTGGAGGCGAAAACAACAACGAAGGGTATAACTTAGTATCAACCCGAACCAAACACGTCTGGTTGTCATTCGGAACCAATAACGACGATAGTTATTACCCTTGTTTCTTTTTCAGTTTTACGCCCTACAATATTGAAAACGAACTATCAACATTAATAAATCAATAACCATTTAAAATCAAGCAACAACATGAAACCAGTACAGCACACATTCAGAACAACAGTAGATTACAGCGTATTTAAAAAGGACGTATTAGAGCGTACCAAAGCAAAGAACGCTAAACGGCAGTTTAAAGCCACTCACGGCAATAACTATAAGCCGGTGGTATCACAGATCATTAACTAAGTTATTAACGCTTATAAGGGCTTAAAATGATTATAGAATTAAAAATCACAGGAGCAGGAACCAGAGAAGAAATTGTCAACAGGTTAGAAGAATACGCTAATCTTGTTCGTACAATGTCGGAAGACGCCATAAAAGCAGGTTATTACGGGGAAAACAAAGACCTATCCATACACTTGGAAGAAGATGTTGACCTCCCTTGGTAAAAATAATTTTGTTTTTGGAACAATCGTTGCTACATTTGTGACGCAAGGTTCTTAAAAAGTATTTAACGCTCCGATACAAAATATGTCGGGGCGTTTGCTTTTTAAAAAAGGTTCACATACCTTTACAGCACTCCAACAGTAGAACCTTGCAATTCTGCCGAAGGACTTAAAAGGCAGATGAAATACAAAAGACACACAGTATACGAAAACAAGACTTGGTTAACCCTCGGGATAATTGAGAAAGCTATTGCTGAAAACTGGATTGATAGCCTGTGTTACTTCGTCTGGCTGAAGTCCTGCAACCGCAAGCCCATTATTTACAACTACTCTTTAAGAAAGATTGCCAGCCTTTTAAGCTGCTCACCAAGCACTGCATCGTTTCACATAGCCCTACTATCCAAAAAAGGCTTAGTCTCGTTCTCAGCGCATGATTTGCACCTTAAATCGAACAATGACTTCTTTAAAGAGAGTAAATTAACCGTACCTGTCGGAGTATCAGAAAAAAATAACAAGCCGATCCAGCGCGACCTTCTCAGGTTCGCAGTTATAAAACGTAATTTACATTTTCAGTTCAGAACAAACCGAGATAAGAACAACGCCTTAAAATTTCACAAACAGGAAATTAAAAGCAAGCAGGAGTATAAAAGCCTCCGCGCCTACTTCAAAAAATATCCTGTACGACACCTTCTTGAAAGTTCTATCCAAAACGTTCTGACTATTTCTAACCAAAAGTTTGGTAAACTAACCAACCGCAGCACCGCCACCGGCATGAGATTGCAACAGCGCCTTAATAGAATGGGCCTGATTGCCTCTAAAAAAAGAGTTGAACAACACTCACCTGAAAGAATGGACAAAAGACAGTTCTATTGTTTATGTCTACCACCAAATTATTTTCTTTCGTCTAAAGGGTATGTGTGGAAACAACTCCCTAATACTATAGAATTAAAGTAGTGAAATAGTAGACTTACATAAACTGGACACTACATTTCACATCGAAATACCCAATATAAACAGGGGTAAATAGCCTTGCTATACCCTACACTGAAACAGATAACAAGTAAAACAATATAAATCATGGAAACACCAAAAAACGCAATTCTAGTAGAAAGCAAAAAACCAAAAACACTTTATTTAGACGACATTGAGAACACGGCCAACATAGGGTTCGATTATGGAGATGGCGAAAAAGGATTTGTGTGTCATGTGGGTAATGATGGGTTTATGCCTATCCCTTCAGAGATGGGATATACAGTTTGTAACTGTGCATACGACAATGGCAGGACGTTTAAAAGCGTACAAGCCGCAGTGAAGTCACTTAACCGAGTAGGACAAGTGTACCAATTTAACACCCGTAAAGACCTTTACAAATGGCTATCAGAATAAACCAATAAACATTATGAAGTACGCCTTTTACATCTTATTGACGGTTATATTCGTAGCCCTCAAGTTAGACAAAGACATAGAATGGGATTGGATATGGGTAGTATCACCATTGTGGCTACCGTTTGCCTTTGCAGCAGGATATTTTCTATACAACCTACTTACTTATACACCTAAATCAAGATAATATGAAACCAAAAGTAACAACCACCCCCACCGACATGGATAAGTTCATCAGCATCTTTCAGGGAGAAAGAGTAAAACAACTATCCAATGGTTTAGAAGTACGCTCCCGTAACTTAGACCGTGACCTGCACCACGCCAAACACATCATTCAAAGCAACGGACTGGCGCTTATAGCCCACACACAAGGCAATATGGCCTCGATGTCCTGCTTCATGGTAGAATACACCACTAATTAATAATAATCGCTTACAGAGCTTAAAAACGCTAGATAACATGAAAGTAAAAGTTATTAAAAGTACTGGAAGTAGATTTTGGTACAAAAGCAAAATAGGGAAAGAGTTTTATGTTAAAAATCATCCTACAAATCAAGAAGATTATGTAGTCAAGAGGTCGCCGCATTTGTTGATTTTAAAACAAGATTGCGAAGTGATAGAACCATGAAACACGCACCACCCCATGTCCGCAGACAGCTCAGGGAGTTACAGCGGATAGAGAACCCCAAAAGAAGAATTAACTACCATCTGATTATCTTATTGACAGGAGTTATCGGATATATATTGTGGAACACATTAAGTAACTAACATCATGACGCAACAGAAAAAAAGCAAAGAGGAGATATATCTGCATAAGGCATCTATGTTTAAAGGAATGCTAACAGGGACGATTCAAGGCGTTATGACTTGGGAAAACATTACCGATAAGCAAAGGGACACGCTTAAAACGCTTTATGAAGAATATAAAGCAATGGAAATAGTAGAAAAATAAACAAACACAATCATGGCAACAGGAGCAGTTATAGCAATCATCATATTGATACTACACGAATCACAAACTAAAAAGAGATGAGGCTCACAATCGTTACAGATATATCATGCAGCACACAAACGCTAAATAATGCCTACGCCTTTTATATCGGCTGTCGTAAGGGCAAAATCATGAAAGCCGGTGAATTAAAGATTAAAACCAAAAATGTTGATGTAGCGGAATTGCAGTGTATCGGTAATGCTTTGTTCACCTTTTTAAAGACACCATTCGAGGGTATCACCTCCATCACTGTATATACAGATAGTATTAATTGTATGTGCAGAATTTTAGGACTTATGGCGCGGTATGACAATAAAGAGTTTAACAAATCATTAGACTTAGTACTGGCGCTTAATGAACGTATCTGCAAGAAGCATAATTTAAAAGTCAATTACCAACACATCAAAGCTCACACGCAGGAAACACACAAGCTGGCGCGTATCAATGACTGGTGCGATAAAGAAGCTGTTAAGTATAGAAAGCGTATGGATTTAAGAAAACCTAAAAAGAGATGAAAAAACTAATCAGAGTATTATTGACGCCACCGAATGAGGATGTGGTGTTTGTGGAGGATGTGAACGTTATCCATGGCGTTGTTGTAATATTCCATGAAGGCATGCCTACAGTAAGGCATGTTATAAAAAGGGATGATGGAATGCACATCGTTGACTTTGAAGGCGTAATTCTTTTTAGCTACAAAGATTTACAGCAATTGGTTGGTAGCCTTAATAATTGCTCGGCCTATCAACTCAATGGCGCAGAAAAACCAAAACGCATTGTACTGGAGAAACCCGACATAGAAAACACCATATCTTTTAAGAAACTGACAGAGAAAAGCGTTTGCGTTTGGGAAAATACGCATGATAGCAAGTACAGAATAGTTGAGGACTTGGCAACTGTTAAACACTTGTTAGGATTAAATACAGAAGTATACTTATTTACAAACCAATGAGAACCATAACCATCAGAGGTAAGCAATACAGTATTGTAGCCTCAAATAAAGCCCGTAGCATCGCTCATTTATACAAAGTGGTACTAAGCCTTGGTTTTATCAAAATCATCGCTCAGAAGCCCCCTAATGAGTTCGTGCAGTCACAGTACACCCGTGAGAGAGCATCGCTATTGCGCCAGATAGAATGGTACGAGAAAGATGTGACGTATCTAAGCCCACCAATCAGTGCAGAATTTGAAGAAGAACGTGACTACTGGCTTAAACCAAAGTTAAACGTGCTGGATGCACTAAAGCAGGACTTGATTTTACTGGACTACAAAAAAGAGTTAAACATTATAAAGTAAACAACAACATGGAGACAATTTTAAGAGACTTAACACAGGAACAAACGCGCTTAGAAAGAAAGCCAATTCAGTTTAAAAAATCAATTACAACAAGAGGCATTTATGAAGATGCCAGTATAAAGCCGAATGAATTTGCTAATATAGATTTGTTGGTTAAAGATTATTTCGAAGCGAACCAAGACCTGATGTTTGCTTATAACTGTAAAGAGTACGGCGTCCTGTACCTAGGGTATTGGAATGACGGTTTTGTAGAACAAGCATAAATAAACAACAAATGGAAGTAACAATCAATTTAAATGGCACCAAGTACGGTGTGGTTGTGGAATCAGGGTCATATCCTGTAAAGAAGTACACCACCATTCAGGATCCCAACAGCAAGAACTACGGCAAAGAGCATGTTGTGGATTTATCTTACCCCTCCACCTTCTCACGGGCCGTACAGCGCATTATCAGGGAAGAGGCGGTACAGAATGACCAGACCGTAGGATTAAACGAATACGCCCAGTTTATCAAGGGTCTTACCGACAGTGTAACAGAACAGTTAAAAGGAATAGATATTTAACATTATGGATTTACTAAAAAACAATTCACCAGAAATGGCAACAGTGGTAGAAACTTTTATAGCCGAAGAAACAGTAGGTTTAATCTACGACAACGAACAGCTTGATAACTGGAACCGCTTGGTTAATGAACTTGGTTTAACAGGACAGACCGCCATTGTTAAACCCGAGAAAAGCCCGATACCATTCATGTTTCTAAAGGCTAATCTAGTTAACGTTCTTGAAACCTTATGTCCGCGTAAGGTAGATGTCAAAGACTACGATAAAACACCCATCCCGTTAGAGATATTGGATTTGGTGGCGCTATCAGTAAAAGAACAGTACTTTAATAAAATACAAATCTGGTACGATGACAAAACACCCGACCCTGCCTGTGTGGGTATGGTGGGACATTACTATGCTTCAAGCTGGGGAAGTTCATCACAACTCAAAGGGCGGGAGTTTAAAACATTGCAAGATTTTATTGATGCAGGCGGCAAGAAAGGCGACGAGTATTACAGCGTCACAGCTACCTATCTGCTTGGTAAGTGGGCAGATGTTAAACGTTCCTTTCAGGAGCTTACAGAGATGGCTACAAAGCGTTATATAAGCGAAGAGGGCCACAGATACCGCAACCAGATTAAAGAGGCTCAGAGAGGCTTAGATGACCTTGAATCAAGGGCGTTTGACAAGTTCGGAGACAGTGCAACCAACTCATCCTCTGACCTTAATTTGCCCTTTTAAACCTTTAAAATACCATCATAATTCATTATATTTAATCAACAACAAACAGTTAAAAGTTATGCCAATTACAGCGCCAGCAGGCACCACAAGAGAGTTAATACCAGCAGGTAATTATGTAGCCGTATGCTACTCCATGTTACAAATGGGAACGTTAAAAGAATCTTTCAAGGGAGAAGAGAAGCACGTGCCTAAAGTTCGTATCGGATGGGAGCTATCAGATGAACTTAAAGTGTTTAAAGAAGGTGAACCGGCCAAACCATTGGTTATAGAAAAAGAGTACACCTTGTTTATGAATAGCAAAGCAACATTAAGAAAAGAGTTGCAATCATGGCGGGGTGCAGCATGGACAGATAAAGAGGCTGCGGATTTCGATATCACCAAGCTTATAGGAGCACCATGTATGTTGAACATCATTCACAAGCCAAGCGCGGACGGCACGAAAATATACGAAAATATCGCAGGCATCACACCGTTACCCAAGTCAATGCCAAAGCCCACACCATTCAATAAGACCCGTATACTGGCGTTTGATAGCTGGGATGATGAATTGTTCAACTCTCTGCCTGCGTTCATTACAGACAAGATAAAGACATCTCCCGAGTATAATGCAATGAAACATCCAGAGCAGTTTAACTTTGTGGATGATAACGGACAGCCTAATGGTAACAATGACGATGACAATTCGGGTCTTCCGTTTTAATCTGACCCTGCAATCTATCTAACAAAACACATCACAGCCCCCTTATATCTCTCATGCAGATATGGGGGCTTTTTTAATTAACAACAATTATGGGAAGAGTAAAAGAATGGATGATGGATAACCAAGAGCAACCCAACATCCGAGAAATGTACGACCCCGATGCTCAACCAATCAGTGAAACACTATTAGAAAAAATAAATTATGTCAGCACAAAACAACAACCTACCCCAACTGATACCAACGGGGTTAATCAACCTTGATAAAGACTCTATAAGCGACTTAGCAAAGACAGTGGTACAAACAGTACAGGAAGGTAATGCGGATGCCTTAGAGACGCTAATACTGGCTAAAAAAGGACAGGAACTGTTCAAAGCTATAGAGGATAATATAAAAGACTCAGTATACGCCAAACAGTATGCTTCCAAAGGTGAAACAACTATCGTTAAGGGATGTAAGGTTGAACAAGCAGAGCTTGGCGTTAAATACGATTACAGCTGGTGTGGTGATCCTGTATATGAGGATTTACTTGCTAGGTTTAACTTGGCGAAAAAGCTTAAAGAGGATAGGGAAAAGTTCTTAAAGACGGTTAAGGGCAAAATGACTATTGTGACCGAATGGGGCGAACCTGTAGAGATACAGGAACCAATCAAATCAGGACAGATGGGTTATAAAATAACAATCAAGTAAGATGGAAAAAAACAAAGCATTAGTAATACCAACAGTATTCGATATAGGCAACCACGCCATTAACATGGAAACCCTGAAAGCTATGATTAAAGCTGATTCAGAAATACTAATTAAGGGTATCGAAGATAAGGAGGGATACAGGGATGCCGTTAAGCGCAGGGCTGGTTATCGTACTGTTGCTGTAGAGGTGGAAAAGAAACGGTTAAACGATACACGCCCAATTCAAAAGCAGCTAAAAGATTATAAAAAGCTAACCGATGAGCTGGCGGCAGAGGCGCGTAAAGGAGAGGAGTGGTTCGACCAACAAATAAAAGCGGTGGATGAAGAGAAAGCCCGTATCAAGAAAGAAGAAGAGGAGCGTCAACAAAGGTTATTATTAGCCCGTATAAACGACTTAACCTCCCATGGCGCGCAATTGGTCGACAACATCTATATCTTGCCGTACAGCGATGCTATTGAGGTTCCACTGGACAGTATACCGGACTTTGATGATAACGGTTGGCTGATTGTACTGGATGCAGTAATTGTAGCGCACCAGATAGAGCAGGAACGTATCGAAACAGAACGCAAGGCTAAAGAGAAAGCAGACCATGAAGCACAGGCAGAGAAAGAGCGGTTAGAGGAAGAGAACAGGGTGATGCGGGAGAAGCTGGCGGAACTAGAGCGGGAGCAAAAGGGCAGCAATCTTAGCAGTTTCAAAGAAGAACTCTATAAAGAACCGAAAATTGACATACAAGATGGAGACATTATCAATGTTAATGGCGCCACCTATCAAGCTTTTGTTCCAACAGATAAATCCCCACAGTTAGATTCATTTGGTGACAGTACGCACGTGTGGCCATACTATCAACTAGCCGCACCAACAGAGATGCTCATGGAGCAACAGGACTTGGATAACATTAAACAGACTACACAATTCAATGGCGCTGAAACATCTGTACCACCAGTGGAAGCGGAAAGGGTGATTAAGTTCCCAAAAACCGGAGTAGAACTAATCAGCGAAGAAAGAACTAAGCAGGTAAACAAACATGGCTATGATGTAAGGCATGATTCTGAACATGTGGGAGATTATGACAATGAAGAATTTTTTGTTTCATCCCCATCCTATCATTCCCCTTTACTAAGAGCGGCTTATTCCTTCTTAAATATAGATGGAGAGGTGAATACAAATTATGAATTAGGAATCGGTGATGAGTTTTGTGAACCACAACCAGATTTGCCTGAAATTTTAGTGCCATCACTTTGGCCCTTCGAGATAGAAAGCTGGAAGGGTGGTGACTTGAATAAGATTGAAAGGTTAACCAAAGCAGGGGCGCTGATTGCAGCAGAAATTGACAGACTAACAATCTTAAAAACCTCCAAGAAATAAAAAGTAAAACTCTATGGTATGGCGTAAGACAGCCATTATTGGTGAATCGAAATCACACCATAGAGCAACCGCCTTTGACAAGCGGCATTCTGTTATTAGGTTTTTGTGAACAGGGGTCGGGGCGAGCCTGATACCCTGTTATTTTTTAATTATTAAAATCATTTTTATGGAAGCAACACCAGATTATTACTACGCCAATCACAAGCTTATTAAGGCAGTGGAGGCCACCAATGAAGAAGTGATACATGGACTACCCCTTTACACTCAGAGCACAATAGAGAGGCTGTTAACCGCCCAAATGGAATACACAGCTGACGAGTGTACGAAAATAATAGAGAAAACATTTAAAGACATGACACATGCGCAAGGTTAACGGTAAAACAAGAAGCATATCCCACACGGCCATGCCTGACTACACCTTGCCATCGTTCAATGCGTACCAGTTCTACCTGCAAATGGAGTATGACCGCACCTTCGGGCTGAACACCGCAGATAAGGTGTTAAACAGGCAGATTGACCAGCACAGAAAGGAGTTTGAGGATGAGAGAAGAGTATGACCAAATGTTTCATTCAGAACGGCTGGTAAATAAGCTGCAAGACATAGTTGAAGAACAAACTGTTTTTTATAATACTAAGTGGGAAAGAGATCAGGCAAGCCCTAATCTGCAAAATGCGCTCCATAGGATAAAACATGGCAGATTATCTAAATTAAGTGGCACGTTTCTAAAAGCAGCTAAAGCCATTGTTGAGCAAGCAAACGAGAAGAACGGATTTATAGACAAAGACGCCATAAATAATCTTTGTAAGAACCACTGTCCAAGAGGTAGAGTGTACGAAAGGTGGCTATCCGACCTGTTATCCAAATTAATTAAGAAAAACGTCCTGAGCCGAGTAGGTGTAGGGCTTTACCAATTAATAGTATACTAATATGAAAATAGAATTAACGGTTCTTGGAGAACCAAAAAGTCAAAAGCGACACCGTTCTACTAAAGTGGGTGGGTTTATAAGACAGTACGACCCATCGTCAGCCGACAAGGGAGACTTTCTTTCTATTGTACAATCACAGGCACCACAACAGCCGTTTACAACCCCAGTTTCATTATTTATTACGTTTTACTTTACTCGCCCTAAGAGCCACTTCCGAACAGGCACTAATAGCCATGTTTTAAAGCCTACAGCGCCACTTTATCACACGGGTAAGCCAGATATTGACAATTGCATTAAGTTTATCATGGACGCTTTAAATAAGGTATATTGGAAAGATGATGGACAGGTGTACAGTTGCAGGGTTTTGAAATACTACGACGATAAACCCAGAACAGAATTAACTATTATGGCACATGAAAGCGAAGGATATTAAAGTCAAACCAATGAATGAGGGATACAGTGCAAAGCAAACCATTTATAAAGCATTCATCAGTAAGAATTACAAGAAGATTGTTGCGATGGTAAACCGAAAGGCATTCTTGTTCCATATTAACGCAGAGGATCTATTATCCCAGTTAAACATATACTTAGCAAGGTCACTTAATAAAGATGGCTTTGAGGGGAATGAAAGAGAGTTCTGGGGTTATATCGCCACAGTTGTACATAACACCGCCATATCGGTCAAACGGAGCGTAAACTTACACTCAGGTAGATTGGTAGATATAGATGACTGCGTAGAGATTGACAGTAATAACCAAGCCAATCAGCCGAACTTAGCACTAAAAGAGTTTCAGAAGATTGTTTACGCCCAGGTAAGAGAATCGTTAAAATCACAAAAACACAAGGATATTTTTGACGAGTACTTTATAAACGACCATAGCTACGAAGATATTTCTAAGATTCTCTCGTTACCCATTGGCACCGTTAAAACAACAATATTTTCCATCAGAAACAAAGCGTATGACATGTTCGGAGAGCAGTACAGCGAAATTATTAACTGATACCGTATGGCGCCCTGTACCACGCTTTGGGTTATATCAGATATGCAAAGAGGGACATATTAAATCCATACGGTATCCTGATAAATTACTGCATAAGTACAACATAAACGGTAACGCAGCATTCGTAGCACTGTACAGAGGCGGTAAACGTTACCAGATAGCAGTGAATAAGCTGGTGTACGAGGCTTTTGTGGGTGCGCTGCCCCATAAGTGCTATGTGTACCCCAAAGACGGTAACGCGCTTAATAATAGCGCAGATAATTTATTTCTATCAACAGTTAAACTAAGATAATTATGAAAGCGACACATTACACTATCAAAAACGGAGTATACACGTTTCACTATTCCTTTTCTGATTGGCGCCAATTAATAAATACTTGCATAGCAGAACAGGATATAAGATGGGTGCTTACAAAGTGGGATGGCAAGTATAAGACATCCCGAAGTTACGATTACAAAAATGGCAGGGCTTTTAAGTTTAATTATTTCATCAGGCACTGCGAGGAGTTGTTCGGGGTATTTAATCCTGACCATGTAGTTAATCCTCCAGAACAAAAATTATTCAAGAACTATGGCGTACTGTTGCCCAAATCATATAGAGATAACTAAACAATGAAAGTTAAGAAAACAGAATACGACAATCTGCTGGATATGTGGGTGGCAATGAAACAAACGGTATTGCTGATGCCCGAACAAGGTTACTCCGCAGATACCATCAAGGGGGTAGCCATGGCAATGCATGTGTTTTATAACCGTTTTAAGAAGCTATCGTTCTATAACCTGCACTTGCGTATGCACGAGTTGAGAAAGTCGCTCACAAGGGCTGAAAATGACCTTAAAGACACCACTGATGCACTGGATGACGCACTGGAAGATAATGGTGTGCTGAAACGTAGAGTAGATAAGTTAGAAGATGAGTTAAGAGAATTAAAGCATACACGATATGAAACCAAAGTTTAGAGTACTGGTACGACATTGGGGCTATTTGTATTACTACAACGGTAGTGTGTTGGGATTTAAAAACCCACTTTGTGGCTACTATGGATTAAATAGTAATGAACTATTTTGGCGTCACTTCATCAAACAACATAACCATGGAAGAATTCAAACTACCACCCCACATCATCAAGGTCAGTGACAAGTGGTATCAGAACGTGGAAACGGATAAATACATCCACCCAGACCATATCCAGGACATCTGTGAGCGGTACTGGGTCGGGATAGCTAACCGTATAGCCGCGGGAAACGCCAAAGTCAAATACAAAAAGAACTTTAAATCATCTAAAAGGAGATGGGAAGATGAACACTGATATGAAATTAGAATTAAAACACCTCGCGCCATATTTACCTTATGGTGTAAAATGCTATGTGGATTTTAAAGATGAGGAAAGCGGAGATGTGGTATATATCCCCACAGTAGATCTTACAACAGACAACATCCAGTACTACTTAAACAGTAGGGTTACGGGTATGATTGCCTTGCGACCACTGTCTGATTTAGTTGATCAAACTTTGATAGCTACACTTTGCAAGAAAGCAATATTTCAGATTTGGGGCTTTGATGATTTTGATTTTATAATCAAATCATACCATAATGAAGGAGATAATTATGGTATTGTAGCAACCAGTGATGATTGGCTTATTGGTTTTACTGTTGATTTCGAGATGCAAAAAGACTTCAGATTGTCATTAGCTACTCCCGGACAAGAAAGCACATCATATATGATGCTGGACAAACTGGAATTATTTAACTGGATGTTAGAAAATCACTTTGACGTATTCGGATTAATTGATGCAGGATTGGCGATAGATATAAATTCAATCAAGGCTTGACAGAAACAAAATAATTCTACATTTTTGTCATGCTGAACAATAATACTTAACATGACAATCATCTCAACATTAACGTAATTTAATATACACCCGAACAAACAGGTGCAACTACTCCTATGGGTATCGTTGTTCAGCACACCTGTTTGCTTTGGGGTATTTTATTTTATGATAATCAATACCCGCAAGAAAAAGAAACAAGGTAAGAAGAAGCTGCCCGACACTACGTTTGAAATGACAGTATATAAAGACGGAGTAGCAACCGTTGTACAGGCAAAACGTATTAAAGGAGTCCTTTATGTAGATGGACAAGCTGACTCTATCTTCAACAAGGCCAACAAGCAAAAGAAGCGCAAACGCCAAAAAGAAACCACCCAGCCATCTGTAGGTGAAACCCTAATAGCCAACTGGTTTAAAGAACGCAATATCAAGTTTGACAAAGAGAAAACCTTTAAAGATTTAATAAGCCCAATATCAGAACTCCAACTACGAATGGATTTTTATCTACTTTACAAGATGAAAGCTTACTGTGTAGAGTTTGATGGCGAACAACATTTTAAAAACTGCCCTAAGTTTCACATAGAACAGGGAGATTCATTAGAAAACCAGCAGCTACGAGATAGAGCAAAAGATGCCTATTGCAAGAGAAAAGGGATAGAGATGATACGCATACGTTACGATGAAATCAATAGCGTTGCAGAAATACTGGGAGAGGTTTTTAAATAAACCTCTTTTGCTTCCCTCTCTCTTCAACTCACTCCCTCTAGCCTGTTGGTCTTAAATAGTTTATTAACACAAATCAATACAACAATGATTAAAAAGAACACACTCATCTGGTACGATGAATATCTAAGTATAAATGGTAAAAAAGAGGAATTAACCAAAAGGTTCTTGTATAAAAATGAGATTTATGATTGCTATGAGTTCAAAGATGCTGATTTACTAATCAAGTCAGCCACTGGCAATTCTTGGTTTGAAAAGGTTATTAGAAAAATAAGAGGAGAAAAATAACTATGACAACACTACCCGACCTGATACTGAAGTATAACAGAGTGTTAAACAACACGCAGATGACGTTGCAAACGCTAAACAGTCATCCGATAACAAACCCTGAACTGATACCTTTCTACAACGGATCAGAATATGTTTTAAAAGATATAATCAAAGACCTCGACCAGTTAAACAACCATAAAGATGAAAACAAATAAACCACATCCATGGCACCGATATTTTTTTGGCCCAGTATTAATTCTGATGATTGGTACAGCAGGCACATTAACCATCTTAACAGGTAATTTTATATTTAACTTCATTAAACATCAAGGTGTGGTGGTGCTGTCCCGCGACATGATAGCCTGCTACATATTCCCATTATTATTTTTCGCTGGTTGTACGGCGTTATTTATTGTTTGGTTATCAGATAAATTCGGATGGTTTTAAAGCCAAAACAGTGTTCTGTCTGCAAGAAGCTTGTAGCTAAGCTATGGCGCTCTAACCCTAAAACGTGCCAACAGTGCGCCATGAGAGAGAAAGTGTCACAGACAGCCCCTAAAGGCCCCACAAAGCCACGTCAGCCCATTAAATCCATATCAGATAAGCAAGACAAGTTAAACAAGGCATACTCCGCACTGCGTAAGGTATTCTTAGAACAACATCCTTTCTGTATGGCGCAACTTAATGGATGTACAGGAGTAAGTACAGATGTGCATCACATGAAAGGCAGGGGCGAATATCTGCTTGACACAGCGACATGGATGTCGTCCTGTAGATTGTGCCATTCATGGATAGAATCGCATAGTGCAGAAGCAAAAGAACTAGGTTTATCACAATCAAGATTAAACAAGTAAAACAATGAAAATATTAAACCTTTATGCTGGTATTGGCGGTAATAGAAAGCTGTGGCACGATTGCGAAGTTACTGCGGTAGAGTATAACCCTAACATAGCTTTAATTTATCAAGACATGTATCCCAATGATACCGTAATTGTGGGAGACGCGCATTCTTATCTGTTAGAAAATTATCAAAACTTTGACTTTATATGGTCAAGTCCGCCCTGTCCTACACATTCTCGGATGAGAAAACATATCAGTGTTGGCGTAAAAGGGGCCAAGCCTGCTTATCCAGACATGAGGTTATACGAAGAGATTTTATTTCTCAAACACCATGCAAAATGCAGGTGGGTAGTTGAGAATGTTATACCATACTATAACCCACTGATTGCCGCCACCTGTATAGACAGACATTTATTTTGGAGTAACTTTACATTAAGAGTTAAAAATTTCGAGAGCGCAGTGTTAAGGTCAGCTAAAGTTAAAGATTTGGAAAAAGTATATGGCATAAGTCTCAGCCGATTTGATATAACAGACAAAAGGAAGATTTTAAGAAACTGCGTAAACCCCAAGGTTGGCTTAAGCATATACTACGATTTTTTATTATCAATCAATAAGAATGGATGAAACACGTACCACTTACTTACAGTGCCATTATAGCGGCTTTAGCGTCCCTGTGCGCTCTTATCATCTACGGGACATATAAACTGTTAGCTTACGCCATAGTGAGCCTATATCTACTGTATCACAACTTAAATCAAACACCATGACTATAGCATTAACCATCAGCAAGGTTCCCATCATCGTATTGATTGCTATAGTAGTAGGAACCATTATTTATTTAATCAGCAAAGTAGAAGAAGAATGAACCTTTTCATCCCATCCCCAACCAACACCCCCGAACCTCACCAATAAATTGAAAGGATATGAAAGATAGTAAACAGCCAAAACCAACCGAAGAAACAGCCTTAGGGTATTATTTTGATGCAAGTTTTCAAAAGAAAGCCGATATACTTTATTGCGCTTTAAGCCATATGCAAAGCGATAACAGTCGAGATAAAGCAACCTGTATTAAAATGGCTGTCATGCAGCTTTACGCCTAACCCCACCCACCCATGAACGATAATTTAATCACCCCGGAAGTAGAAGCTTTTAAAGCCAAATGGATTGGCAGAGAAGTTAAAGTCATTGACCCAAAGCACCCACATTATCGCGATGAGGGCGAAGTGACAGACATAGAACGTACGCCGGTAGGCTGGGGTATGAAAATAAAATGTAACGACAGCGCCAGTTTCTTTTATGGAGAAGAGTTTTACATTTTTAACGGTAAGCAAATAAAGCTAATATGACCGCACAAGAACTTATCACCCCCGAAGATTGGGGTAAACTACCGGAAGAGCAGCGGAAGCTGTGGAAAGAGACCGCCTACCCTTACTGTGATGGTGGTCCAATACAAATGTACCAACGCGCGCCCCTAGATACACCCGTATTTAAAGTAGGGGATAGGGTGATAGCCTGTTGGAACTGTTTTGGTTCGGGTAATATCCGTAGGAAGTATGGGCATAAAGTAAATTGTCAAATCTGTTCGGGGAAAGGGACCATACCCCTCGTCGCCCTTGAACCCGTGCCTGAACCTGAACCGCAAAGCGTGGAGGGGGAGAGCGAGCGGTTTGCATTCAGTGAATACCCGGCTGCAATTATTAATATTCCTGGCGATGACGATTTAAGTGGTGATTTTGATGCTAACGCTGTTTTAAGAGAGGCCTGTATTAAAGGGTGGAATGCTGCTGCCGCCACCCTCACCCAACAACTTGCCGAAACACAGGCAGAGTTGGATAAACTTAGAAAGGAGAAAGCATGATTTTGATTGACCACCCAAAATCATACCCTGGCAAAGGTATGTATAGCCATATGGTAGGCAGCACAATCGAAGAGTTGCATCACTTTGCCGAAAAGTTAGGTATTAAGCGTTGCCATTACTCTAACAAAAAAGGCAAGTTTCAACCACATTACGACATTGCAAAGCACTTGTATCATAAGTGTATTTTGCAAGGCGCAAATCCTGTTGATAGCAAATACCTAAAGCGATTTTTAAACGAAATCTACATACCCCACACCCCATGAGCAACCGAATTTTTAAACACTAGAAACCAAGCAATGATAAAAACCCATGTTATACGATTGTATCCTACGTTCAAGCAAGAAGTGCTTTTTAAAAAGTCTTGTGGCGTGGCGCGGCATAGTTATAACTGGGCTTTATCAAAATGGCAAGAGTTGCACAAGTTGGGAGATAAACCTAGCGCTTACAGCCTTATTAAGCTTCAAAATTCAATCAAAAGAAGTGAGATGCCATTTTACATGGAAGTCAGCAAAACTGCGCCTCAATATGCTATTCACAATTTGGAAAAAGCATATAAATCCATGTGGAAGCTAGGCACAAAATACCCAAAGTTTAAAAAGAAAGGAGTAAGAGACAGCTTTGTAGCAGTCGAGAACAAAGAAGCTTACTGGCAAAAGGATTATCGCATACACATACCTAAAGTAGGCAAAGTAAAGTGTGCTGAAAACTTGAGGTTTGTTGGAAGGGTAAATTCAGTAAAAGTTAAGCGCATATCCGACAAATGGTTTGCCATCATAAATGTTGAAACCAGTGAAACAGACATGTCTGTAAATAACGAGAACCAAGTTGTTATAGGTGTGGATGCTGGTATAAAATCAATGTTTGTAACATCTGATGGTAGTGTTTACAATAACCCTAGATCTTTAAGAGTAAACCTCAAGAAACTAAGAAGAGCAAACAAGTCGCTGGCTCGAAAGAAAAAAGATTCCAACAATAGAGAGAAAGCAAAGATAAAGCTATCAAAGCTACATTACCGCATATCCTGCGTTAGAAGTCACGCCTTACATTGCGCCACAACAAGTATAGTTAACAAGGCCGATAAAATAGTCATAGAAGGGCTAAGCGTAGCTAATATGATTAAGAACAGGAGCCTTTCTCTGGCGCTAAGTGATGTAGGTATAGCTGAAGGTTTTAGACAAATTAAGTACAAGGCCGAATGGCAGGGTAAAGAGGTTATTATAGCTGATAGATTTTTTCCTAGTTCAAAGCTATGCTCTATGTGTGGCAACAAAAAGAAAGATTTAAAACTATCCGAAAGAATGTACAACTGCGATGCTTGTGGGTTTTCTATCGACAGGGACTTAAACGCAGCAATAAACTTGGCTAATTACAGCCCTACCGTAAAGACTACGGGAAGTCAAGCTTGTGGAGATGGGAGTTCAGTTAGTTCGCTAACTCAGCCTGTCGATGAAGCAAGAATTAAAAATTAACAGATTTATTAATCTTTAAACATTAAAGTTTTGAGCAACCCAAAACAACAGGCAGAGGCGCAGGAGCAGCCGAACCTAGTAGCCTGTCCCGAAGTGTTCGGAGAGCAAGAAACCGCTACAGAGGCAGCCGAACGGCTTTTCCCAGTCAATGATAACATGTCAGATATTGACCAATATATTCAATACAGTAAAAGGCATGGTTATTTGATTGGGCATGAAGCATCGGCTCAACAAGCGGTCCACCAACAGGCCCACCTATCCCATCTACAGGGGGAGGTAGAGCGATTGAAGGCAGAGAATGAACGCAATATAAACCTAATTGAAGGTCAGAATACAATCCGGCGTAATCTGTGCGATTTGGTTGAGAAGTATCATGCATCAATAGTCGAATTAAATCAATCTAAGCAAACGTTATTGGAGGCATACGCTGAACTCCAAACCTCTAACCAGGCATTAGTAGAAGCTAATAGGTGGGTGCCGGTGAGTGAAGGTGCTCCAACGGTTGACGGATGGTACATAACAAAAAGGATGGCGCACAACAGCTCATACTTTTATTATCCTGCTTTCTATTGTTCGAACCCATTTGTACAGCACTTTTTACCATTTGATATGAATGGCATGGTTGCTTACAGGTTACTCGAAGAAGTGCCGTATTCACCCCCAACAGTTTAACCCCCATACAGGGGATAAAATAAATGAATTATGAAAGAGCATAAAAAATACATGCCTTATGTTAGGCTAATGACTGGAAAAGAGAAAAGCGGACATTTTGCCGTGGCTTCTAGATTAGCCTTACTTCAGGTTACCAGGATTAACAAAGGGCTTACCGCGTATGTTTTAATACAAAGGGGCCTAAAAGATCCAGTTTGGGCAAGCAAGACAAAAGTGGAATTGCAAAAAATATCGAAGGCGGTTCGTCAAAAAGTTCTTAAAGATAGACAATTGCAGCCCATCTAATGCCCTCCAACATCACCCTATCCCAACTCCGTGCCCGTGGCTTTGTAGAGTACGGGGTAGGTCATTAATAATCAATACCTTTACAAGAAAACTTATGAACGCACAAGACAAGTTTAACGAACGCGCCCAGAAACACCAGATGTTGGGGGCGTACCAAATTGCACCAGGAGAGGGCGAGTTTAAGCTTCAAGCTTATCCAAAAGATATTATTGGATTTTTAGTATACGAGCGCAATCAGTCATACGGATATGCTGCATGGGGAGGACAAGGCAAAGGCGACGCCTTATATCTCGTAGCAGGGCGTTTTGAGTATGCAGACCTACGTACAACACCAGACTACTCCCCATCTCCCTATGACCTGAAAAACAACCCTAAGTTTACATTGACCGCAGGTGCGTTTTTAGGCGATATGGCGGGGCTTTGGGTAAATGGGGAGTTGGTGGGCACGGTAGAAGCTACAGAGTCTTCACGGGCTTATAAAAACCCCTATGACCTTAATGTCCGTACCACTAAGAACACGCTATTCATAGCCTCGTTGACTAATAAGTTCAACCCCGAGATGTTAGACCAACTAACGTCAGATATTGACGACCTGCTATTGGGAATGGAGACCACTGTTGCTCCGCCAGAAATGTACATTAACGAGAAAAACGATAACGAAACATCAGTCATTGTATTATGAGTTCAAAAGCACAATACCGCAGGAAAACAACCAACCCCAATGCACCATGGACGGACGGTTTCACACCAACAACCGTCAAACGCCCGACTACTTTTGAAAGGCGTAATGTTAGAGAAGATGGAGTTATATCCGCCATTAAAACATCTGTTGTTGGTAAGAAGCCTCGCCTGAAGAACAAGTTATACATCCATCACTATATGGCCTCATTTGCTGGCGTGTATGGCGAGGAAGAGCTTGATCAGGAATTACGCCACATGATTGAAGAGCAGGGCTGTAATGGCCTCTGGATACACCCAGAAGACGGAGACTTTGTTATCAGGGACGGAAATCAGTATTCCAACGTGGTTAAGGTCGTCCGGGGCTGTGAGCGCGTAGGCTTACCATTCGCTGTGGGACTTAAACATGGCGGTGCATGGGGAGATGTATGGCAGGCATTAGACCTGACCATTAATAGCCCTATGGGATTAAAAGATGTGGAAGATAGGCCTTTATTGTTTGATTACCATCTGTTCCCTGGTAACTATATTAACGTAGTTAAACAAGTGGAAAGCAGAGAAGGTTGGACAATGGATGATGTGTTATACCTGCCAGAAATGCAACTACCTTTGGTACAGGGCGGTTTAGACCATGTGGATCCTTATATTGAGCGGAACCCTGACGGGTCAGTCAAACGTGTAGTGCCAGAGTGGAGTGAAGATAACCCTTATCCTATGTACCAAGGGTACGGAGCGCCACAAAGTAAAGACATGGTTAACTATTTAGCAGAACATTTCTTTGACGCAGCAGGCTTTATGGGATGGCAAGGAGAGAACGTAACTGCTGATAGCATGATTGCCAATGCAAAATCGTTCTTAGATGCTTGTAAAGAATCGAAGCGATTATGTGCCCCTGCATGGGTGTTTAGGTACGCTTCTGATACGGGATATAGTGACATTGGTTTTGCAGGGGGATTGAAGTACTGGCAGTGGTTAGTATCCCTTAAACCAGAAGACAGGCCGGACATTCAGATTGCTATTACGGCTAATGACTGGGCAGAAAGCACACCACATAACAAGCTGCCAAATGAGTGGCCTTTTAAGGGCTTGGGCGGACTTTTAAAACTTAACCCTCACTTTGGTAATGGCGACAAGATACGTCATCCTGACGTCCAGAATACAGGCATAGACGCAGCGTTCTTACCATTCATCAAGTGTTTTACTAATGATGATATTGCGCCAGTAATTACCGAGGATAAAGTGTTCTACAAAGTAACGTTACACCCCGCTGATGTTAAACCTCGAACTAAATCGCCACTGTTATACCAAGAAAGCGACGAGTTCTACAATGCAGGGTTCGCCAACAGTATGTATGCAAGACCGTATGGCGTCAGTACAGTCGCTGTAGCGATGCAACACGCTACCAATGTAGCTGAGATACTAATTCACTCCAAGTCGCCTGTACAGGGAGAAATAGCTGGTGTGAGGTCAGATATGTTTCCAGCAGGATTTAGTACATTCTCAACTGACTTAGGCAACAAGGAAGGAAGTATTCAGGTTCGTACGTTGGTAAAAGGCAAACAGGCACTAAACGCCTATACGGAACAGCCTCGTTTGAATGACATCTTCCCGTATGCGTACAAACCCATGATACTGGAGGGTAACCCAAGTGGTAAGACTTATCCAGCCAAGCCTGTATTAAAGGTTAAGGATGGCGTAGTAACAGCAACGGTGAGTAGCAAACTACCTATTGTGTACCGTTTAGACCACAGCTTACCAAAACCTTATACCGGCCCTGTAAAGATACCAGACGGACTAAGGGCATGGTTCTACACCGAGGAGACAGATAAGTACAACGAGTCACCAGTAGCACTATATTAATTATGATGAAATTAATCAAGCGAATATTTGGAAAGCGCAAAAAGAAAATTCTCGAGATAGAAGAGCAAGCACCAGTAATAACAATTACACACTACTTGCCACTCCCAACCTTTAAGCCTTGGGATTTACCAACATTCTTTAATTAACCACATTTATAGCCCCTGTGAGCCACTATTTATCCATCTATGGTACATACTATAGGTAGAGAGATATAGGAGCTTACAGGGGCTTTTTTAACAATAAACAATAATGGAAAACAGATCTATAGTCATAAAGTATAAAGTCGGAATAATGAGAAACGTGTTGCTTGTGAAGAAAAGGGTTCGCCAATTACAGGAACATGGTGAATTTATGACTACACTCAAAGTGGGTAGGATTAGAATCGATGTTACTATAGAGCGGTTATTACAAACACAACAATATTTAGAAACACAGTTGAAAGCATGAAACAGCTACTCTTAATGCCCATAAGATTCTTTTATATAAAAGGTCAGGCAATCACACATCCACACTGGTTAGATTTTATAAAAAGATATGATTAATATGAAAGTATACGGAGTGTATACAGGTGATATTTGGGAAGGAGGCGGTGTAGCACAGCCGTTGTATTATAAAAAAGAAGATGCCCTGAAACAAGCAGAGAAATTCTTTGCAGAAGAACAAGAAGAGTGGAAAGAAGTATGGGGTAACGAACCTAAAGAACGGTCAGAAACATACAAGTGGTTTAAGTCTGATAAAATTGAAGACTATTGGGAGAACTCTGTAAGATGTATTCAAATTATGGAATACGATATTGTCTAAAACAAATAAGGGCGGTGTTTAATTGCCGCCCTTTACTTTATATCCTTCCTGTTAACTTTAACACTGTCCCTAATCCCACTAGGGCTATAAAGCCTCCCAGTATCCAGATGGTCTTGGTTTTGTTTTTATTCTTTTCCTCACTCACCCTCAGTTTCTCTTTGTAGATAGTTAAACTATCCCTCACTACCACGTATTTAGCGTTACTAACCGATACGGCTGCATTATCTCTCAGATAAACCGTATCTGTTTTACTTACCGTTCTGGTGATATACTTCTGGTCAGGACACTTCACATAAACTGTTTTACCCTTCTCTGCCGGTGGACACGGAACACTATCCGTCTTGATAGTTACCGTATCTAATCTCACCACCGTATCTCCTTTTACTATTCTTAATGTATCTACTCCGTAGTTATCTGCACAGAACTGTGCTGCAACGTCTTTATGGGCTTCTAAGAACTCGCGTGTGCGCCTCAATTGCTTCTGATAGGTATTGCATCCGGTAAATATTAATAATGTCATACCGGAGCTTAAAATGAGTCGTTTCATGGCGTTGTTGTTGTTTGTGGGTCTGTAGTAGTAGTGGTTGCTGTTGGACTGTCTCCTGTTTGTACAATGCTTGGTGTCTCTGTCTTTTTTGGATTACCTCCTGTTAAATACTGACTATTGCTGGATATGAACCCTAACAAGAACGCCAGTGCTATATCTACGAACCGTTGGTTCTCTTTCGGTATCGGGATAAAGGTTATACACATCACATAAAGTAAAACAATAACAGTTATTGCGGCTATGTACGTGAATATGGATCTGAAATGTCTTTCTTCTGGTGTTTCCATGTTTATTTCATTAATGCTTTTTTGAACATTTCATAATATCCTGCTATCCTCTCTGCTTGATCTTTTCCATTGATTATACGTCTTGCGTTAATGGGTTGTTCAACTTGGTCGTTAAAATAGTCTGACAGTTTCTTTCCGGTGAACATGCCGTTTAACATTCCTTTCTTCAACACCCAAGCACTCACCTCCATCGTTAATAATAATTCAGGATTGTTTAACAGGTCCCATGGCTTACCCTCTTTCTGGGCTGCATTGCCCATGGCGGAATAGTTTTCATACCATGTGAGCTGAACCAGTCCCCTGCCGTAGTATAACTTGTCAGGCTTGTCATATGGCTTGCGCGACATCTTCAATTTCTTCCCGTAATCATGGCCTTTGCCTCTGCCATACTCTTCAATAGGTTGCATGGTCTTCGCGGTCTCGTGGTAGGCTGTCGCAAGACCATAGGCTACGTACCGTACATCGTAGCCATTAAATGCCTCTAAGATGGCATGTATGCCATCAAATTCCTTTTGTGATAGTGTAGCCCCAAACATGGGTCTAACTTCGTTATAGAAAGCTGTTAGTATTGGTGTTAATATGAACTTCATATCTTGTAAGTATTACATGCCTGTAGCATACTCAAAAGTACGAATAAAATACAAATTGGAACTAAGCACCAACTGGGGTACAGGTTGTTGTCAATCTTCATAATAGTACAAAAGTAAAAAACCCCTGTCGTTTCCGATGCAGGAGTTTTTAGCCACGCCATGTGGGTTTTTAAAAAACCATGCGAAAGTCCACAAAGACTGTCGGCCAACCAGCTGGATTCTTACCAGCACAGTTCGCGAGGCGGGAGTCGAACCCGCAACCGTGAGATGCCTCCCCCACTCTTCCATTGAGTTACTCGCGACCCATAACCCGCAGAACGTTGCGGGAAACTACGGGTTAATCTTTAAGTGTTAACTTCTCACTATGCCAAATGTAATCACTTTGAACAGACACTGAACCGTCTTTTTTTATTTTCTTAGCCTTAATTGTTACATCATTACTGTAGTTCAATTCAAAACCACAAACAGAAACTTCCCTTTGTTGACCCTTGCCGTTTGTGACTATAACACGATCTAACAGCTTAAATTTTGAATTACTTTCGATGTATTCATTTTTTGCGTCATTTAACCTATTCTTTAAATCTGCTATTTGACGTTCTAATTCTTCTTTTGTTAAAAGAAATCTTTGCTTATCCATGTTTGCAACATTTTTATATCAGCACCATTGCTGACACTACAAACATACAGCAAGAAAGTATCACTTGGTTATTCCAATTTATTATAACACTACACAGGGTATGTAGTACATTTGGTTATAACGTTAGTCCTCGTCTTCGTATTTACCCTCAAACCAGCTACCCCTGTAACGGGAGGACAGCAGGTACATAATAATACCACATACGCCCATTGCTGCCCTGTCTTTAACACCCATCATAATTAGATCCATCTGGATATGTACCACCTCAGCCTTCACCCACGCATCGTAGAACCGATGGTAAGCGTAGTAATTTGCCACCAGAAACGATAGCACCAAAGAAAGCATCAACCAGTGGAACGAACGGTTGTCTTTCGTCTCAGGGGCTAACAGGCGCATGAACTCCTTAATGCCAATCACCAGACACAATATCATCAACGCCCCGTTCAGTACAGAGATGCCTACCCCGCATGTATGTAGAAATTCACTGCTCATATACTTACTCATCGTCTTTGAATTTAACCTTACGTACCAGTGCCACCAATGTAGTAACACCCTTTATCCCACTTATCAGGCCACTTACGATCCAGGTGATGAGTAAAGCTAAAAATAATATCGCATACTTACTGACGCCAATGATCTGCGTGATCTGCAATTGTGCAGCCTCCCGTGTCACTACAAAGAATATTAAAGAAGAAGCTAAGAAAACATTAAGAAAGACAGTCTGGATGCCTGTTAGTACCACTATAACAACATTCCACCATCTCGCGAAATCGCTTCCGGCAGGCGGGGTAACATTGTTATCTTCCATTATTTAGGTTCGGTTTTGAGATTAGTGGTTCGTTTTGTGAGGGCAAAGATAAGATTAAAAAGACTGATGAGTATGATGATAATAAGCAGGGCAAAGTTTAAATACACCGCGCTTTTTACTACCGCACCGCTGAATAACGCCTGTTGTTTGGTTTCTTTACTAACCGTAGCTTTTTTGCTTAACACGTCCACTGTCTTGTTCAAACGGTTAATATCAACAGTCTGCTGTGACAATATATATAGCAAGTTGTTGATATTCTGACTATTCACCATCTGGCGCATCATCGCAGTGTCCATTTTGGATAACATTCTGTCCTGTTTCAGTGAGATGTCATCTGACTTGCTGCTCACGTTACGCCAGAACGCTGTTATACTGTCTCTGTAGAGCTTAAATCCAGGCGATGGGTATGTATAAGGGGCAGGTTGTTTAACTGTCTCTACGGGCTTAATAATGGTGTTCTCGACAACAACCCCATTGATGGGAGCCGGAGAAGCAGAGACAACAGCTCTTTTGTGCATCATGCACGAGAATGCACTGACGACAATGGTTAACAGGATATATATGTAGGTCTTTCTCACTAAATTCATGGCGCTTCTTTCCTTTGGTTCTTAACCCGCCAAATTGGTGCCACTAATCTTGTATCTTCTCTCATGCGGTGGTTGTTGTATGCTCCAAATATAGGGAGATTAGGGCAAAATAAAAAAGCCCCTCCGTGCATAGACGAAAGGGCTTGAACCAAATAGAAACTCGACTAACTAAGTGGGTCAATATCGGTTGGTGTTATCCATCTTCTAATAGTACATCTGGCCGTTGTATTAGCACCACTACCAGAAAACGAATCTTGACTATTAAAGTAATTGTCAGGCTCCCAGCCTTCTGGACATGTCTCTAAAGCTAATTTATACGCCAAAGCGTTCCTTTCTTCGTAAGTATACTTTTCAGGCATATCAAATGTGTGTTTTTTAATCTCTTGCTTTTTACCAACTTTATCAAGGTTATGTACTTCAGCCTCACAGGGGGTATAACCTACCCTACTCAAAGCAGAGGATAACTGTTCGGGTGTTAGTTTAATATCAGCCAGCGTTACGCCAGATAAAGAATCATGCAGTTCTATCGTAGTGTAATCTACACCAATAAGAATAGTAATTTTAGGATTTACCAGTTTCATTTTGTCGAGTTTATTTGGCGGTATTGCCAATGCAAGTATAGTTCAACTTACATCGTGGCGCAAATTCTAAATGGTTATAAGCGCCATACTTTTGGTTATAACAAAAAAAGCCCCTTGTTACGGGGGCTAATCATGGGAATGGAAAGAAAACAGAATTAAACTTGTGCCTTGCTGAATAAGCCTTTTTTATAACACTTGTACAATAGTATGATGGTGTAGACTACCATGGCGGCTATAAAAATATAAAACTCATCAATGGTTTCACTTATAATATCAAAGTGGTATAGTGCTATTAAAATAAAGGAAACAGAAAGCGTTAGTTTATTTAGCCAGTTGACATATTGATGAATATAAGATGTGTAACCTATTATCTCATCAACCCAAGTAGCTAACATAACCACTGCAAAAGCTATATAAATAGAACCTTTTATAACATGAAAGGAAACAAGAGGATGCTCGAAATTGGAGAGGTAGTAAACAAAGAATATACAATAGGCTACAAGCAATACACCCATCATCAATGCCCTGGCGTTCTTCATGGCTTACAAATCACGCTTGCAAACACCACCAGAGTTATACCACCCTTCAGGACAACGTCCATTAGCATCTGGCACAGGCACAGTGTCTGGATCATCACCTGTCGGATCTTCATCGCCCTGTGTATTTACAGTGCCGCCTAAGCCTAATAAAGAGTATAACTCTTGTTTCTTCTCTTTCGTTAACGCCTGCACAGCCGCAACGATTTCTTTAACGCTTTTCATGTTCCTTTTGAAATTTAAGTGATTACTTTGAAACAGCCGAACAAGAGTACCATGGCGATTATAAAGAACAATTTCATCTTAGCCTTATTGGTTTCGCTGATCGCCATGAACTCTTTTGTTGTCGGTTGCTGTCTCATGCCCCCAAAGATAGAAATCGTTTAAATAAAAAAAGCACTCCTTTTTGAGAAGTGCTTGATAAATATTCTTTTTAGCTCTACAAAACCACCTTCATAGCTTCTATATCTATCGTGCCCGTGACCGCCAAAGCAAGTAAAGCATTATTCCGCAACGTTATTACCACGCTCGTTGTGTTCTTTACAATGCTCACCAGCGTGAACGTGCCACCCAGCAATACCACACCACCGCTGCCCAGTATCATAGGTTGAGTAATCTGATAATTAGTGTCACTGAATGTCTGGTTAAGTGGAACCGTAACCGTATTTGTACCACCCGCTAATAAAGAGGATGTCGTAAACGAGGCTGTACCTCCTCCTAATAAAACATTCTTCACCACACCTGCCAAAGAGGCGTTTAGGCGGGTTTTACTTACTAAACCTGTTGCACTTGCCGTGTCTGCCAAAAGCGTCCTGTTAGCGCTTAAATCACCTCCTCCTGTCAATCCATAGCCTGTAGCTACTGTTCTGGACTTAGGAGTACCATTGGTTGTGTACAGCGGGTCTGTTTCAGTATAGCTACTGATATATCCAGCAGGGTTGGTCGAATTATAGGGCGTATAGCCCAGTGAAGACGTTATCTCTGCTGAGGTGGGTGTATACCCTATAGGCTTGTAAAACGCGCTGTAATCGCCTGTCTGGGCTGTTATAGCGCCTGTACGTCCAAACACACTTGTCACCGGTACAGAGGTTAGATAACCATTAGGATTGGTTGTGCCATTGTAAGGGGTATAACCAAGCGCTGTAGCTACCTGTGCGGAAGTGATACCGGATAGCTTGTTGTTAAACGTGTTCCAATCAGACGCGGTTAGAGCTCCTGTAAGCGTACTTGATGCTGTTTGGATAGATATATTGTTTCCCGTAATTAAAAGCGGCGTAGAGGCTGTATTGGGAGTTGCTGGCGTTCCTGCTGGTCCTTGTGGCCCTGTGCTTCCTGTAGCCCCCGTTTGACCTGTTGTGCCTTGTATACCTTGCGACCCAGCAGGCCCTGTTGCTCCTGTTAAACCAATCGGCCCTTGCGCCCCGGTGTCGCCCTTATCGCCTTTGATGCCTTGCAATCCAGTAGCACCTGTTGTACCAGTAGCGCCCGTCAATCCGGTCGTCCCAGTATCACCTTTGTCTCCTTTCGGGCCTTGGATGCCCTGTAAGCCTTGGTCGCCCTTTAAACCCTGAGCACCTACAGCGCCATCTATACCGTTGCTCCCATTTGTACCATCCTTACCATTGGCGCCATCTTTACCCGCCGGACCTTGTGGGCCAGTTAAACCAATTGGGCCTTGGCTTCCAGTAGCTCCAGTCTGACCCGTTGGCCCTACTACACCCTGTGGCCCTTGCTGTCCTTGCGGCCCTGTCAGTGTACCAATCTCACTTCGTCTAACGTAGTTCTGGTTGCCTGTACTTAACGTGATGTAACCTGCGCCATTAACTAATTGTAGATTGTTCGTTGGTATCACTCCTTTAGGAAATCCTCTTGCAATCAATGTACTATCCAAGTTCCTGACAAATGTGGCATCAATAAATGTTCTTGCCCTTGACCAGTAGCCGACACCCGCCATATTCCTCACTATACCCCCTGTCGTATCTTTAGGAACAATATAGAAACGGTTCGCTAACATCGTGGCTAAGTTTTCTGTACTACTATTAGTTATCGGCCCAGTGCGCCAGTAGTATATCCTTTGCTCGTCAGCACCATACGTCTTGTACGTGTAAATAACACTCGTGGTTAGTATGTTTGGTGTTGTTCCAGGTGCTATGTATTCTAACTCCTTGGCGTCATTTACATAAATCATCAGCCTGGTAGACTGTGCCTGTACCTGCTGTCCGTAGTTCACCCTCACCAGTACACACAAGAGGGCTGTCATTAATAATAACTTTTTCATATCACTACCAGTTTGTTGGGTCGTACGGCATACGCTCCCAGTGATTTGTACTTACACATATATAAAAGTAACCATTGTTGTACGCTAACGTTCCCGCTGTACCAGGAGAGGTCTTTGTTGTCGGAGGGGTAACAAAACGTACCACGTTGGTTAGCTGATCCAGAAACGCTACCTGATGCCACCCTCTGTAGTCTCCTGCAAAACCCCTGCTGAAAAATAGTTCGTCTTTGTCCCATGTACCCGCCAGCATATACCCGCGCTGCAAGTCTCCAACCTTTAGAAAGTTAAACCGTAAACTTGTGGTGTCTGGGAATCCTGTTATCTTTTGAGGGAAAGAACGCCTGTCCACATACCCAAAGATATTATCAGGTAATGTTTTGATGTCTCTTGGCCCTTCTCCTTTAAATACCCTTACAAACGGATAAAAGCCCGACGAATCAGGCTTGTTAAACAGTACGTTCCTATTGATCCATTGGGCGGGGTAGAACAGACTATACTTCCCAGTCTTAGGGTTATACCCGTTGTACAGTACAGTGCCTCCTACGGTCTTATACGACCACTGTAAGCCCCCTGGTATATCTGTCATGCCACTTAACCTTACACTGTCAGGCTGGACTTGCGCCATCACACTCATACAGCCGGACATGAAGCTGATAAGGAAAATGTATATTGTTTTTAAATGCTTCATATCAGTACTAAGTTTAATCTGTAATTACCAATTGAGTTACCATCTTCATCCATCGCTATCTCTACTGTGAACTCATCATCATCCCTTGACGTTTGTATTGTATTCGCCAGTGTATAACTACCGTCCACGTTCAAATATTCTACGAAATAATACTTGACCTTCATAGCGCCCGTATAGTCGTATTTAAAGGGTATAGGAGAGCCTTCTGGTATCGGGATAGATAATGCACCCGCATCAACACTTGGAGCCACTACAGGGGCTAAAACGGAGCCTACAGGGATAATAGTCAAACCATCAGGCACAGAGAGAGAACTGTTGTAGTTGGTTCCTGATAATCTCACCATATCAAAGTATAACTTACTTCCTAAGATGGTATTGATTAAGGGGCGCATGGCCCCTGCTGCCCGTATCTTCTTGTAGTAAGCTATCGGTTCATCCCAGCAGGGGTCGCCTCCCTCTTGTTCCTTTTTGATTTGTCGGGTCACTAACCTCGCCATCGCAAGCCTTGCATTGAGAATGGCTATATCGTATTGTTCTACTGTTAGCATTACAAGTCTTTTAAACGTTGATAATAAGCTTCAGCCAATACCTCACAAGCGTTGTCACCCGGGTGGAAGAAAGCATCAGACACACCTGACATAATAGCACGGTTATCATACGCCTTAATTCCGTATTCTGTACCAATATCTAAAATAGCTTGTACAATTCCTGCGTAGTTAGGTCTTGCCTCATTCCCGTAGTAGCCTGCATTCAGGATAATTCTTTCTTTAGGCCAGCCCTTAGCTAACACCGCATTGATCTTGGTACGGTAGTATGCTTTCTCTTGTTCAACTGGGGTATCAGTGTCGTTCGTTCCATAATTGATGAAGAACCACCGTGGTATGTCGTTAGTATACGGACGGATATTCTCTTCAATCATTTGCTGGATACTTGTACCACTAACGCCAAAGTTGTTAATCTGCATATTAAGCTTATTACTTAATTTATACATCCAACCATTCAGCATTACTGATGCGCCGATTGAGTAGGTAATAGAATCTCCAAAAGCCTCAATATCACCTATTCTCGGAGTAACATTGTAAGCAGTCAGAAACGTTTCCATCAAGTCGTAAAAAGCAAAACAATCTGCTTCTACCATATCAACCAAAGCGGCCTGATAATAACCCGTAGAGGGGCCACCACCGTAGTTTGGCTGACCATCAAAGTTAACCGCACCTACCAGCATCTCATCCTGCAACACAGACATACTTCCTTTGTCGCTATTTGCAGGAAGCTTGGTTTTGTTGAAGTAAATAGAGTAATCTTTAGACCCCGTTCCGTAAATATTAACCGTTACAGCCCCTTTAGTTAGGTTGTTTGTGAACACCGTTGTACCGGCCCTGACTTGATCTCTGCTTATCCCCAAGCCCGTATTATTAGCCGTATAGGCCATCCCGAACTCCCATTGACCACCATTAATCGCAGGTCTATCGTTGTAGGAAACTATAGTTATCTTTTCTCCTAAATCAGCTGGTTTTATACCTGTCCTACCAAAAGAATACTGCTGTTTAATGCCCTTGTAGTTATAATCAAAGAATGGGTTGGGCCTGCCGTCAAAGCCCGGAGGCGTTTGACCAATAGACATGTCATACTGAGCGTAGTTACGAATCAGGTTCTTACGCCCCGTATTACCCTTATACAAATATATGCCACGCGCCTTAGTGAATATATTGGCAGCTTTCATGCCCTTAACCAAATCATTTACCGCCTTGATGTATGGTTGTTCAGTTATACCTTCTGCGGTAAGATATGCTTGGGCATCGGCATCAACCTCCAAAGGCTTATCTACTATGGCAACTTCAACAATATCGGAAGTAACTGTCTGATCGTAATCATCGGTTATAATCCAATAGAACGAACCACTGTCGGTTGTTTTGCTGACTTCAATCTGGTACTGGCCTGTGGTGTTTTGATTGATTTGTGCATCGCCTTTATACAAGTTAAATACCTTACCATTTGGCGCCACCACCGACAAGTCCAACACTCCACCACTATAGCCATTAAACCCAACCGGTTGTTGGGTTATTTTTAGTTCAGGCTTATCTGGGTCGGGATCGGGATCAGGATTATCTGGTGGATTTGGTGGTTTAACGATGACTATATTCGGCTGCTCGTTTGCCTGACGCAGAAAGAATGTAATTAATTTCAGGTTACCCATAGCTACGATTTATGATACGATTAAACTCCAAACACCACCGATTAATTTCCTGCTCAACCCGCCACTCACTTCAACTACACGGATATTATCCGCGTTCACAAAGACATTGGTTACTGTAAAGTCTTGTTGAGCGCCTGAGAAGTTTTTAAGTGCCGCTTTTACACGTATTTTATCACCATTCTTAATACTTGATGGGAACGGGCTTTCAAAGTCAACAAAGGTATCAGTACTGCCGTTAGTGTCAACACTGATAAAATTCCTTAAACCACTTCCAGATGTTCCATTTCCAGCTTTTCCTTTGATTTGTCTCCACTTAACACCCGATATAGGAGAATCGGCAACATTAATTTGATTGGCGGTATTACCTGTTCCGTTATCATCGTACGACTTAACTGTTATACGGTTGTCACCAAAGTTGGTGTTAATCTGGAATATAGTATAGTAAGCTAAATTAACATTGTCACCGGCCAATATCTGAATGATACTGTATTTACCATCCGTTACGTTTATCTGGTTGACATCATCCGCATATACTGTATTAGCTCCTGCAATAGACTTTAAGTCATTGCCGCCAGTAAACACAAAGTTGCTGTTAAACTTGGTGACGAATGGTTGTCCTGTATTTACCAAAGCAGCGGAAGCTGGCTTTCCTGTACGAGCTTGTTCACGCACCGCAAAATCTCCAGCAGCTATATTCTGATTAATCACCAGTTTATTATCTGCAATACCAGTCCATGTCTTAGCACCACTATAATTGATACTATATTCCTGAGTTGACGGGCTTAACGTATCAGGTGATTTTGTCCATCCAATAACGGCGGTAGATATATCGTCAGGGTTTTCATCTGTAAAAGTCAGGTTGGTTGGTGGGGATATTAACGATCCCTCATAAGGCAATGCGTTGGTTATGGCTGTAGAGGCGCTGTGTGTAGTGGTTTGTTTGTATCTAACCGACAATGCTCCAGCAGCAAGGTTAATATCACCTACAGGCAAAGGATAAGTAGTCACATCACTATAAGCACCACCGTTAAAAGCGTATTCTGCGTCTGTCGGAACCTTACCCGTAGCATCTGTCCATTTATAGGTATTGTTCGTATCATCTACTACACCGTTCTTTGGTGGGTCTTGAGCCAGTTTTTGAACCTTAACAACCGCAACATCGCTGTCTGCCTGCTGTTCTACCATTTCTGTGGTGGTGGTATCGGGATCACCGTTCTGTCCAGGAACAGTAGTGGTTACAGGTATTTTGTTATACGCCCTGAAGAATATAGGTAACTCTTCCTCGGTAGCTACAAACGTATAAACAGCTTTAGTGCCTCCTGGCAATGTCTTTAGTGCCTGAGATGTGCCAGCAGGATCACCACTACGCACCTCTGTTTTATACGGTGCTGGTGTGCCGCCAAACTCTGCTTCTAATGTTACAGAAGTATTGGGGTCATAAGTACCACCACTAGGGCTGGAAGTCACGTATACGGCCTCTGGCTCACCCACAGTAATAAAGATAGCATCGCTTAACGTTTCACCATACAAGTTCTTCCCCTTAACGAAATACACGCCTGATGTTTTATTAGCAGGGACGCCTGCACCTTCTGTTACTTTAACCCTTGCCGCAGGAAGAGTACTGATAACGTTGGTTTCGTCATTGAATAAAACCTCATAAGAGGTAGCATTTAAGAACTTTCCAAAAATATTAGCCTCTGTACCCTCTAATACTGATTGGCTAAAAGACTGGTCAATTATACGGGGTTTAAGCGCTTGAACAGAAGGGTCGGTGTGTAGGTCTAAACCACCCGCAATGTAACGACCCACTATTAACGTATCTCCGAAATCAGCTAGTTCTACTTCTTTTCCATCTAGCACAAGCCTTTTAAAACCCGCTACGGGCTGACGTACAAACAACTGGAATATGTAATTCTCTACAGCGCCTTCTGTATTGATATACTCAATAGGATTAACCAAGTCACGCACAGCGTTTGGTAGTTCCGCTACGTTCCAAAGAGACCCCTCCAATGGTGCGAACTGCTTGATGTCATCTACAATACGCATATTGTCGGGATTGAAGTTCATAGCGTATAGCTTTACCAGCTTTTCTTCCCCTGGCTTACCAAGCAAACCCAATACTTGAAGATCGCTACGATTGTAATCCCCACCCAAGCTCTGAGCATCTGTGGCGTCTGTCTTGGGAACGGGCGGATAATAATTAGAATTGTTAGGTACTATGTTCATTTCTTTAGAGTGTTAAAATTTTACCGTTGATATATATTGGGTTGTCTTGTATAGTAATTACTGGATTCCTTCTGTCGTATACCTCTGGCTCAATCTCGTGTACCACAGGGATGGTTTTACTTATCGTGTCACCGTACCCCTCAGGAGCAGCTTTTATAAGCAATGTAGCGGCCTCAATGGCCTCTTGGGCATCTTCTGCCTGTCCTTGCTCAAAGTACGTTACAGCAGTGTCTTTACACAGTATAGCCTTGAATAAATCATCATCACATGAACGGCGTGTACCGCACTTCGGATGCTCGTAGTTGTATAACAAGGCCAAAGCAAAGAACTGCAAGGACATCTGACCGAACGTGGTTCTGTATTCGTTGCTATCCTCATCCACCCACAATAGAGTAATGTTCAGATAGGCGTCCTTATCTATGGTAAAAGAGACAGAAGGAGAGCCATCGGGGATGGTTACGGTTTTAATGAAGTTGTTTCTCCCGTCAGCAATCAACAGCTTGCGGGTGTAAAGATTGGCTGGGGGGCTAACGCTCGTATCAGTAAAGGTGATATACTTCGCGTTCGTTGATTGTACCAATGTCCCCGAGGGAGTGAATGTTGGCATAGTGTTTTTTTAGTAAAGATAGATGTTTTGGAATAATTGTTTAAAAAAATAAACCCCGAACACTGTCGGGGCCTACTATTGTCTAATTTAAGGTGCTTTTTAAGGCTTGTAGGGCTACTTCTTTCCTTTGCTGTCATAAGTCTGCACACCGACACCAAACGTTGTTGGAAGCCCTACTTTGAAGGCTCCAGACATTCCCTCATCTCTAAACGCTTCCCACGTATCTTGCAAGGTTAAAGGTACAACATTGCGCCAGAAGGCATCTTCGGCTTTAAATGGTTTTCCCATGGCGTCTTTCTCATCTAGCGCGTTCACCATTACCGCTGGAATAGGCGCAAGCTTATTCCTAAAAAAAGTAACCGCAACACCGGCCCTTGTTCTCGCTCCAAACTTCTTACCACCCAGTTTAGATATTTTGCCAGTAGTGGTTGATTTAGTTTCTCCACTTAGTTCTTGCGCTATAAACCTTACATACTGTGAGAAGCCCCCCCAAATATCCCATCTCCTTTTCCCACTTCGTATTTTACCAAAATCTGAACTCCTTGGATCAGCTTCGGTTTGCAGTCCATTTAATTTCGCCAATGCTAATACGGTCGTTCCCAGTGCTAACATTTTGCCCATGTCAGCAATTGCCATTTTTTTTACTGGGGGAGGTAGTTTTTTATACCAGAGTATATTTAACAAGTTAATACGCGCTGCCATTAGGCGTGGAGAAAACATGACCAAATTTAAAGATTGAGCTAGGTTCTCATTCTTAAAGTCGCCCCTTCCTGTCGCATTGTTAATCCACTTAGCTAGTCCTTTGTATGTTTCAGGGCTGTTCTCCATGGTTAAACCGTCCTGCTCAAACAACTCTGATGCTTGCCTGAATATATCTACTCTTAATTTATTTAAGTATCCAACATAAGCTCTTTCTGAACCTTTAACTAAACCCCCTATTCTACGGTCTGTGTAAGGTATTTTTATGGAACGTCCCAAGAACGGTATCTTTTCTGCGAGGTTATTCATAAAATCCTCTTCTCTTGCAGCTAATTCAGGAGCATTCGGATCAGATATGTATAGCTTGGATTCTTTCATCTTTTCATAATCAGGCGCTTCTTTTAAATCGTAAAACCATCTGTCGAATGTATTCTCACTCCATGCAACTTTGAACATGTGAGCAAAAGCTTGTGCTGCTTTAATAGGGTGCGAAACCGATAGAACTAAACCCTGTCTTAGAGGTGCAGAGAAATCTGTAGAGGCAAGCAAGGCCCTTGGTGTATTAATTACTTCTGTAGCTCTATCTAACCATTTCTTTCCTGGAGTTCTATTTCTTAACTGTTCTTTATAGCTTTCAATTTCGTAATTACGCCTTGCCTCCTCTAAGGCATCCCTTAACCTTAACCCTTCCTCATCCAGTTTAATTTTTACTCTTGGCTTTTTGCTAAAGTCCCTGTTTGCTGTTCTTTCTTCAACATCCCTGGTAGACCTTTGCATTCTTGACTTAACAGCACCCAATGGGTCTTTAGAGGCATTATTTTCTTCGGGGATGTTACCTATCGCCTCTAATATATCGGCGCGTTCTAAACCATCTATATCGTTCTTAAAGTCATTGTAGATATTATCTACTACTTCTGTGAGGTTAACTATACCTTTCTGAGCATAAAGCTTAACTAAATTGCCAAGTTCTACAGCAAACTCTAACGGTAACGGGTTGGCGCTAAGGTTACCTAATGATTTCCGAACAATCTTTTTAAGAGCGGTCTTTGAAGCCTCAATATCTTTATCCAAGTCTTCAACCTTAGTTTGGCGTTTAACTGTACGTTCTTGTAGCTTTTTTAACCTAGCCGTGGCTTGCTCGGATAATAAGCTTTCATTTTTGGATTCTAACTCTTTAATCTTGGCCTCATAGGCATCTGTCTTGGTCTTCAAATCATTGTACTTGGCTGTAGTTTCGTTAATTTGTTCCTGCGTCAAAGGATTGCCACCATTGGCTGAACGCTTCCTGATTAACAGGTTCGCCAATGAATAGTCTCTTACGATAGCTACCTTTCTGGCTTGTAAAGCGCGACCCGCCGCTGTACCACCTGCTTCTGATGCATTATAAGAACGTTGCAGGTCGTCCAGTACTGCATCACGTTCTTTAACCAGCCGTTCAAAAGCATCAGGATTGGCCGTGGCGGATTCTTTTTCTATACGGTCATTAACATCAATCAATTGAGATTCTTTGGCACCCTGAAATTTAGCTATCACCACACTCTCCACATCGGTGGGAACATGCTTATCGTTGATAACCTTATCCATTAGTTCATGAGCATCGTAACCTTTAGCTATTTCAGCATCCGCCTCTTTAACAAGTTCTTCATTTGGTTTAACCGTACGCTCGGCGGGTTCGTCAAACCCATACTCTTTTCTTTTGGCCTCAACATCTGCATTACGCAGGGTAGTGGTTTCGCTTGGTACTTCTGTTGATGGAGATTCCACTAGCACTTCGGTATCTTGGTTTAGCTGTTGCCTTGCATCTCTCTCCAATCGTTCAAGGTCATAACGCTCCTTAGTAATCTCTGTGGGTTTGCCATCAATGTTTTTGTAGTACTTACCTGTTTCTTTATCAAAACCATAAGTTAAACGTGCTCCGCCAACTATACCCTGCAATTTATCGTTAGCCTGTTCAATCTTGGCATCAAGTAGCGCCTCTTCTCTGGTGGGTATATCCCTCACTGCTTCGTCAATGCCATTTTTAGCCTCTGTAACAGCGTTTCTCCTTGCCAGTAACTCATCTCTACCTTTAATCAAATCAACGGCCTCTACGAGTTTATTTGACTTTATATCTCGAGGTAATCTTTTGGCTATGGATGCGATTTCTGACACCTGCTCATTGGTGGCTTGTGTTTCCTCTGGCGTCCAACCGTTCTTAGTTCCATAATCCGCCAATTGTTCGTGGATTTTAGCCACGTTAGCTTCCGATGGGTCAGCCATCAAAGACTCAACCGCAGCATTCTTATAAGACGAATATGGGGTTAATTTTCCAATATCACCCGCTACACCCGCTAGTCCGAATAATGGCGCTTGTTTAATCACCACATCGGAAACGCTTTGCGCCAAGTCACCTAAATTCTCATTGAACACAGGAGTGCCATTCTGCTCGTCTGCTGCTTTCTTCAATACAAACTGCGAGGTATTTAACGCAGACAAATCTATAGCGGCCTTAGCGGTGCCTTTAACAGCATCCAATCCAAACCTTGCAACCTTATCTTCCCACGTCTTAGCGCCTGCTTCTAGCAAGCCCCTGAACGCTTCTCCTGTTAATTCCTTACCCGCAGCTTCCTTTAGTGCATCCGCTGTGATACGTGCTGTTATATCGCCCCTAAGACCCGCTGGTAGCTTTCCGAAGATACTTGCCACATCACCCATCAGCACTGCGTTAACAGCACCACCGCCTGCAATAAGCGTATTACGTACCCATGGCTTCAATTTAGTTCCACTACTCTTCTCAGCCCTATCAACCACCTCGTTCATCTGCCCAAATCCCTGTAGGGCGAATGTAGCAGCCTTATTAGTTATCCCTCCTGTATAAATAGCAGGCAAGAACTCTGTTACGCCACCTACGGCTTGTAATAAATGTCCGCCTTTACCATCTTCAATACTTGCGATGTCGCGCTTGTTCAAACCAACGTCACTGTACTGGTCTAACTTGTTTACCTCATCTACAACTCTTTTATCACTTCCAGCACCAACCGTATTGTCAGCAAGCCATGCAGCACCCTTGGCAATCTGTAATGTTCCCTTGGTAGCTTTGGAACCCAAGTAAGCCACTGTGCCTAATATCTTTCCTGGAACCGTCTGCATGAACTGGTCATGTTTAACTTCTTCCTCGGTTGGTTCTGATAGCTTGTCAGGATGCGCCTGTGAATAAGCAGTTATCTCTACAGCCTTGTCCCACTTGCCTTTCGCTTCAGGGCTTAATCCCTTATAGATGTTTTTAAGCTGATTAGAAATACGCTGTTTCTCCACCTGCTGTGCCTGACGTATCTCTGTGTCTTTTTCCAGTTGTACTTGTCTTGCAGGGGTTGTCAGTGGCGCATAGTCCAGCGATTGATTTATCGGCTGACTAAAACTTGTCAGGGAATTTGGGTAACTCTTTGAGCCACCTGCTGATATCCCTGAACCATTCTTTGAGGCGGGTGGCAATGCTTTTTTTGGTACTTCGTATTGCGACCAGTCTTCGGTCTGTGGTGCCTCGGGTTGTTTAACCTCGTATTTACTCCAATCTTCTTCTTGTTGTGCCATAATCAAAGGTAATAATTGTTATAAACAAAAAAGCGGCTCCATTTTCATGTGCCGCCCGTATTAAAATTGTGAACTTATTTCTTTTTTGCTTTCGGGAATGATTTAAGAAAGCTTCCCACCTTGTCTGCTGGTATCTGGAACATCCTTCCATCGACCTCAAAACTTTGTACCGCTGTAGACTTGGCGGTAGAAGGCTGTGTCGATGCTGATTGCCTATTCTGCCCAACATACTGGTTTTCTTTTTTCTTATACAACGGACGTTTAGCAAACAGGTCTGTCTCATTCAACAGTCCGTTAATAGTTTGCATAGTTCCCTCCGATACATCTTTAGGTATAGTATAAGTTTTGTTAGCCATTACTGTTTTAGAAACCATATTTCCGCTACCGTCATCAACCATTTCTGTGGTTTTTCTTGGTATCGTCACTGTGAACCCAGACTTGGATGGTACAAAGTGACCGCCAGAACGATTTACAGCTCTTACAAGCTCTGCTCTTGCATCAGTGTCCTGATTAGCCAGCGCCTGAACAAACTCGTCTCTACCGTCATCCTGTAAATCCTTAGCTTTGTCTGGCCTACTACGCCTCAGCATTTCAGCAAACATCATCTTCTCTTTCCAATTCTCAGGCTTGTAGTTTGGCTTAAACTGCGGCGCTGTGCTTTCTGATAACGTTCCTGTGGCGCGTCTCTTATCAGCATAATCTTTTATAGCTAGCGCTTTGGCTGTTTTACTATCATTGTTCAAGAACACATCGGGATACTGATCTTGAAGATACTTTCTAAAATTCGGTTCGGTATCGTAGATGTTTGCATAAGCAGCCATTTGTTCTGCTGGTGCTACTTCTCTCTTGTTGTATACCATCAAACCATTCTTGTCTCCCTGTGCGCCTCTGGTTTGTACTGGATTACCCCACTGTGACTTCTTTAATAACGTAGCGTCAATACCTGAAAGCGTTTTATCTATCTTCTCAGCGTCTACTTGTCTTGCAAGCCCTGTGAAGTCTTTGATAAACCTTTGGTCACGCATTGGTAGTTTGTTAGATAGTTGTACTGCTTCAACCGCGTCATCTTTGAACTGGTCACGCAAACGACTATCTAATAGCTTGCCCTGAAAGTCAGTGTACTGTTTCCCGTAAGTTTTAGACCGCTGGGCGAAGTCATTCAATTCAAGCAACTTCTTATTCACCTCAGCCTTTAACTGCGCTCTGGCGAAGTTATCACGCTCATACGGTATCTTAGCAGCTATATCTTTAAGCCCTTGGTATTGTTTGAAAAAATCTTCTCTGTCAGGCTCTCGTACGCCATCTATCTTGACTGTTTGCAGCTCGTTAGCCAACGACTGTTCCTCCGCGGCGCGCTTGGATTGTTGCATCTGCAATTGACGCGCGTACAAGTTGATTGTATTGCCGGTGTTGAACACTTGGGCTTCACCTGTACCAATACCTCTTGAACTATTATAACCTTCTGCCATATCCATTTACATTAGGTAGGCCCCATTGAGCGCCAAAATTAAACTGAGGTTGCATTCCGAAAGTCATCCTGTTAGGTATACCTTTCTGTTGTACCGACAAAGCAGCCTGTGTAAGCGGAGATAAACCATTATCAGTAGTAGCAACAGATGTGTTATTTTGTGGCTGTCCTGTGGCGTTTAAAATGCCCAGTTGAGCTAAACCATCCAAGGCACCAAAAGCATTCTGCATACCAGCTCCTTTGAGCGCCGCTGCTGCATTAGCGTTCTCCTGATACCTCTGCATTTTATCCCAGCTCTGCTTGGCTAACTGTTGTTGTCCCAGCACCCCTCTCTGACCCATAGCAAACCTCTGGTTATTTAACCTTGCGCTGGCGTCTTGTGCATCTAAGTTCATGGTTGCACTATTGGTCTGGCGTAATAACCCCGCAAGGCCAGCGCCAGCGTTTGCCGAACGAGAAAGTACACCCAAAGCACCGGCTTGATTGCGGTTGATATTGTTTAACGAAGTGTTGTACTGTTGCTGTGGCAGGCCCACTTGTGCCATGTTCTCCGCCATCGCTAAGTTATCTTTAAACTCTTGTGGTATCTCGTAGGTGGGGCGGGTGTTGTTTTTCGCCAACTTGTTTCCTTTGAACATCTGAAATGCGCCACTGATGCCCTTCACAACGGAAGGAATGGCAGCGGCGGCTAATAATGGTAGTGGCATTTCTTTTCTCCTTTTGTTTTAATAATCAAATATAGAGTTAATTGTGTTTTTATCTGCTCCCTATTTTAGAAGCTGTGGTAACTACCTGTACGGTGAATAATTCCAACTGGTCACCATCAACAGTAGTTTGCAATTCTACAACAAGATAGTTGCCCTTTAAGGGTGCGCCATTAATCAAGTCGTCATTAGCATCGCGCAAGAACGAAGCTGCGTACACACCCTCTCTACTGTAAACCTCCACGCTTTGTACGCCATCCGATAATGTATCTTTTAACCAATCTATATCGGCCAGTTCCGATACCTGCCCCAGAGAGGTTGTTATACCTCCCTCTTCGACTACCATTAATTGATTTGACTGTACAGATATTGACTTGAAAGATTTAATTGCAGATGCTGCCTGGTTGAAAGGAAGCTTGATTATGCTTTTGTACTGTACCCCTGCAAAGTTATTCCTGCTCTCGCTACCATGCCTATGTGCGTATAACCTGCCGCCCTTTAGCGTGTAAGTATTAGTAAACATAGATGCCCCGCAATCTGGTACGTAAGTCCGGTAATCCGTCCACTTCTTTTCCCTATTGTTGTACGCTATACTATTCTTTTGTTTAAGCGCATCATCTGTGGCAATATCCTGGACAGTTAAAGGTAGTATAACACAGTTGGCGTCTGAATAAACAGTTATTTTAGGAACGTCACCAGAGGCGATTATCTGCTCCTGTTTGAACCCCGCCGTTGTATATTGTTCACCACCCGTGTCACCTATAAATACCTGCACATATCCGTTAGATATGCTCTCTATAAAGAAAGTGATATTGTAGGTTTTGCCATTAATGAAACCATAATCCAGCAAATCTATAGTTCCAGCATTACAACTATCATGTATAGCCTTATTGCCTGATATTGTCCAGCCTCTTGTTTTCGAATTGGCAACCAGATTTATTTGAACCGGAATACCCTGTATTGTTTGAAAGCTCATATTAACTTACTTCTTGTTCACCACCTGTGTTTGGGTCTGGATCTGACGGACTTGGGTTAGCTCCCTGTGATACCCGCATACCAGTAATACCGTTTTGTTTTTCCTGCTGAATTTGTGCAAGTGTTCTGTTAAATAAAACTCCGCCATTGTTCGACTGTCCCTGTAGCTGGTTATCAGGTATCGATCGCGCAACCGTATAGTCTGTCGGCGCGTATACAAATAACGTTGCATTGCTCCCCGACACGCTGTTAAACGCTTGTTCTGCATCCAAAACACCAGAAGGTTGAATGCTCAGGATACCCGTATCATCTGAATCGGAGGTAAGCCTATAAGCAACGTAGTTATTGGAGAAATCGTTAAACACCCTGTAAGGGGCGTTAGCACTGTTATCCGCAGCCGCAGTAGAACTTACATTCAAAACACCTCCAGTTGGCGCATCGTAAAAGAATACAAGCTGACCATCGGCTGGGATTGGTTTTGTTTGATTGAACAACTCTTGTAGAGGGCCAGTCGTAACAACACCTGTTAGCGTAGGTGCAAACCCTGTGCTTTGTATCTCTGAAAAGAACTGAAATCTCAAGGTTCCTCCTCCGGAAACATCTACATAACTTTCTTCATTACCATTAATAGTTCTGACCTCAACGCCGTTAAGTAGTATTCTGAGGTTTGCATCAGCGTATGGGTTGCTTGGTTCTACTACCTTGTAATTTACCGTTGTTATCACACTTGCGCTCGTAACATCATAGGTATCTGACTCATCAGAAACAGTAAGTGTTGCCGATACGGTCATGTTCTGCTGCCCAGATGACATCACCCTAACCCTAACATCATCGTTGGGGTTAACCATGCCTGCTACTGTTTTCCAGTCGCCTTGGTTAACACTATACTCACCACCTGTTATACTAATTGGAACAGGCACGTTGTTTCCTATAATGAATATGGAGTTAGAAATGTAATACGAACTTAAAGAAGCCGATGGCACATCGTTAAACTTGAACTGGTTTATGCTGGTTGTTCCTGCTGTAATCTGTCCACACTCTTTCTTAGTAACCTGATGTCCGTTTACACTAAACCCATAAGTAAAACTATCGCCTCCTGTGTAATTGCTGTTTGAAGTATAAGTAGCCATCCCGTTAGAACTGTTGTAAGCTACAGAACCGTTCTGAGGCTGACTGATAATGGATATAGCAAATGCAGGAACATTATAATCATCAAGAGTTTTCCACTGCGCTACAGCAAAGGATAAGTCCTGTACCACATCCCCATTGGTTTGTATAGAGACAATATACTCTTCATTGTAGTCATCATAGTACCCTGACAAGCCATATCCTGCCATTACAGCCTCTTTTATTCTTTTCTTAAAGAACTTACTCACCTTGCCACTAATCACGCTCACACCGTCCAATCCGGCCCGTACAGGCTCGGCTCTGTTGGTATCTATAAAGAAACAGTTACTATCCCTTACCGCAAAGGTTGATTTGCCTGTCCCTATGCCTATATCTGACGGGTTGTACCTTATCTTGTCAAACAATCTTGAAGAGGCTGCGATTTGTTCCTGTTCAGCTTGGTCGGTTAGTATAGTGCCGTACACTTGTATGTAACCCACACAGGTGTCTTGGATAACCATCAGAACATTACCCCGTTGGTACAGCTTGCGTATCGCCCCTTTACTTGAAGATGTCTCTCCTGCGCCCTCACCATATATTCTGTTTGGGTAGAACCTTGTTAAGCCGTTGTTCCTGCTACCCAATACAAATACATCCGAATAACGTATGCAAGCTTTCTTTTCTGTTGCCTCCAGTGTATCAAATACTGTTCTTGGTCTGCCGTAAGAAGTAAAGTTACTTGGATAGAAATCACTGAAGTTAAACTCTTCCACAGCGAATGTAAACAGCTTGTTCGGGTCAACCGCGCCAGCATACTCCCTGCTTTTGTAATACACATCTCCGCCAGTGATATTGCCCGTTAGCTTATCATGTTTTCCGTCGGTGATTGCATAACGCTCTCCAATCTCATAGAAGATCGTAGAGGCATTATTATCTGCGCTGTTATCATCACTAACGTCTGTGCGTTTAAGTGGCGTATATAGCTCCATAAGCACGTCTTTCCCAGCAAGGGTTGTAGGTGATAAAGATTGTGAGGCACGAACCTTTAATATTTGAGTAGAGGCATCATATCCTTCTACCTGTACATCTACCGTAGGCGAGTTGAACCATGTCTTTGTGTTGTTGTCTGTCGTGTAATAAGCAAATGTTATTCTGTCTCCTTGTGAGAAATCATAGTTAAGCACACTATTGCCCACTTGTGAGTTCTTCCTGTTAAATAACACCAATGGATTTATCTTAAAATACAGGTAAGATAACGTCGATGACAAATCACCCTTGTCTTTACTGATAACATCCCATGACAAACCGTTATAAACAACAAAATCACCAGATTGGTAATCACTGCTATTGCCGCCTAAATTGGTTTGACTGTCCCCAGTCTTGGGTTGTATGATTATATAAGTGTCACCTACTGTTCCTTCGTTAACTTTTAGTGCTGGGCTGTTGTTCTTCGCATCCCACGGGCCTTTATAATTTATAACAGCGCCATTAATATACAGCGTTGATTGGTGTGAGGTGTTCTTGGAAAGCAGTATCTGATAGTCTACAGCACCTTCGGGCGCGGCCTCCTGTATGTTCCACTGTAATGTTGGCGAACCGCCTAATGTCTGCGCGTATGAGGCGGTTTTGAATATAAAGTCATTACCTGTAACCAGTGGGAAATAACGCCCGAACCTATCCCTGTAAGATATAGCAGCCTGATAACTGGAGTTGGATTTAAGCGCCGACACAGACCGTGTGACACCTGAGCCTTTGTTAAATAGCGTAATAGAGGCAGATAATATCTCGTAGTATGGATCACCCCTGAACTCAAAACCTGTCTCGGTAGCTGACACCCTTGGTGAAATAACAGAGTTCCATGGTATTATTGGCGCTGAACTACCAACCACACCATCCAAATAACCATCTTCAGTACTTTTTACCGTGTATTGATAACTTACGGTCTGGTTTATATCACGTATATCATATAATGTTATCTTCCACGTATCACCTGTTCTTGGCACTCCTGTAAATATAACCCTCAACAATCTTTTATGATTACCCAGTCCGCTACCTGAACCGCTGGAGTAGGTAGAACTTATCCTGAATGGATTGGCGTTGGTGTTGTTGACTATCTGGAGATCTGGCTGGTAACTCACAGACTTAAACGTTGCTTTAACCTTGGGCAAAGGATAGCCCTCTTTTATATCACCCAAGCATATAATGTTTGAGTTCAATTGCGCCAAAGAACCTGCTGATAGCGGAACGTCATCATAGGCTAAGTCTGTTTCTACTTCCGATATAGGTTCGTATAGCCCATCATTATAGAACAGGAAAGAATAAGTATTGGTAGCGGGGTCATAAGCCTCATACGCCTCTGTTGAGGTGTTTATAGTTGTATTTGTTAAACTGGTGATGTAGCTTCTCTCTACTTGCTTAATGACAAACCAAGACAGGTCGTTGTACCTTGCGCCTATTCGAATGGTACGGGTTCTGCTGTTGCCAGCGTTCACATAAACAATTATTGCATTGTTCTTAGAAACATCGACTGTTACTGTGGGAGTACTCTCTTGCTGTGGTATAATCCTCTTACTGATGGTTGACCATGCAGAATAGTCATCATAATACCCAATCCTTTGAGTGATGAACTGGAATAACTTACCATACAGAAGATTAGATGATCTGCCCGTATCGCTTATGTACACACCTGTAGCGGGTCTTAATGTCTGCGGTTTGATTAAGCTTAGGTCTTCCTCAATAAGTGGCGATATAGCGCCTGATTTAAGCCTTTTGAGGGATAATAGGTGAGGTGTACCACCATCTGTCCACGCTAAGTACTCTCCGTTAAACAGTGCAATGTCATCAATGTTGTTATTGGAACTTAATGGAAGAATGTTTACACCCGCACTGTCGGTAAGATTGGTGAATAATACACTTACAGTATTGCTGTCAACATCTACTTCTAACAATTGGTGGTAGCCTTGCGAGTTGAATACAAACGAATAAAGCTTCCTCGCATCGGGGAAGCCTGTTATTCCTAGTCCTTTATTTATTCCTCCTGGCATTACCCTTGGGATTTCCTGTGCGCTCTCGATGTTTGTTCCCTTGAGCGCGTCTTCCTGTGAGGTTCCTGTGGTTCTCAGGTTCCACGCTTCAATATAATCTGGCGATTGTATCAGGTCGGGCGCATCGTCCAGATTCATTCCGCCACCTGCAATATTTCTTAATTCTTTGTTCATCGTTTAGGCTTTAGCTACCAGTTTAATATTCGACCTGAACACCGCCTGCATATCGCTTATGTTTACAGGATTTAACCTCATCTTCGCCAGTCTTTTTTGATTGTAAAACTCTCTCTTGTAATACTGGACATCGCCTGTACTGTATTTCTTACGGTTGTCTTGGGCATTCTTCCATCGGATGTATGACATCATCGCTTCCTCAGCCTTAACATCAATTACGAAGTCATCACATTCGCTGTCATACCCATCGCTCAAGTATTCCAAAACTATTTGCGAGTACGGCCAATCGGACGATAGAAATATAGTTCTGCATTCTTCGTCTATCTTATATTCACCCACAGTTCCCGTACCGCTCCCCAAACCAAACAGGTGATAACCTTCACTTCCAGACACCGTAAAATTCAACCAGATAAAAGGAAAGCGTGTAGGACTTGTTAGGGCGTTTATAGGGTCAATAGCAGGATAGGTGTTACGGTTATCCAACTGATCCGTGTACTCTGCGTGTAGAGCATTTAAAGCAGTATTCTGACGAAACGGTATCACTTCTCCGTTAGCGTTCAATACACCGAGCTTAGATAGCGTCAAATAGTCGGTTGGCAAGTCAGCAGTCTTGTTGGCGGCAACATCCAATAGCACTGTTTTAAACCTGCCACTGATGTCAAGATTAAAGGATCTCGCGCCCATTACCCCAATGTTCCACAGGCGCATAAACTGATGCTCGGACAGGTCAGCAGAGGATATAAAATTGGCTATAATTGTTTTTAGTGGAATATTCATGGTATTTTATTATGCGGTTTGTGTCTGAGAATCGTTCAACACATCTCTTGGTACAGTCAACCGTGGGTTTAACTTTAACAGTACATTATCCATGATGGTAGCTTCTGAATCTTTGGGTAGGCTTAACTCCGCATCCAATAACATATCTCCTGGCAACACGCCCGTTAATTTCACGCTTACATTGCCGTTGGTTAACTGTGATACGTTCTTAAAAACTATTCTATCACCCTCTACCACATAGTTCTTTATTCCTTTTGGATGCGTAAGGAAGTTCTGGGCGAACGTGTCCTTTTGTTTGATGGGAACAAGTTTAATGAACGGATAAGCAGTGAAAGCTACCGAAGATACCTCTTGGTTGTTGGGCATCATCACTGTCTTCGCAGGCATATCCACATACTTCTCGCCGGTTATATCATCTGTCTTTAGCTTTAGACTGTTATAGACTGTTACAAACTGGTCATTCACAAAGAACGCCTCGCCTGCATTGCTGCTCTCAATAGCTGACTGTTTAACGATACGGTTAACTTCTTTGGCAACTTCAAAGGCTACCAACTCGGCTACGTGGCGAATGGTTATAGTTGCATCGTCACTGGGGAAACCATTATAGTGCCTGTCTATAATCAGTTCGCTTATTTTTCTGTATGTGGTCATGCCTGTTGTTTAGATTGTAGTTGTGTATAGTTTTCCAGTTCGCCATCCTTAGCGTTCATCGCGTAATCTTTCAAAAGTTCGTAGATGATTGAATCTATATCGACGTCAGCCCACTCTGTTTGTACAGAGCTATCTGCATCATACAATGGTCTTCTTGTTCCTTCTGGTAGCGTATAGGCCCATTTAACGTCCGTAGGGCGCTTTAAATAAGTAAGGTTAACACCGAATACAGTTTTGGGGTAGAATTGCATATAACCCTTGTATTGGACGTATATAGGGAACTCGTTACTGGGTGCATCATACGTGCTGGATAAGTTATTAGCAACCCTATCTGCCTCTACCCGTTTAACTTGTTTTTGCGTGTCTTTATAGCTGGCAGTTATAGAGGTAATATGTATCAAATCTTCCGGCATTTCTACCTTACCATCTGCATCTGGTTCAAGTGGTGTTGGATCAGTTACGAACTTAGATAATGAATCAGATATACGCTGCGTTGACGCATACTGAAGATATAATCTATTGAAATGTCTTACAGAGGCGCCATTGAACATCTGGTTAAACTCGTCGGGACTGATGTAAGAATCTAATCCCGCCTTATCAGCAAGGTATTTTACACGCTTATAAATCTCATTTATATCCATAATGTTCTGTGTTTCTGTACAACAAATATAGTCGTTTGTTTACTAACAAAAAATCCCGCCTCTTATGAAGCGGGATAATCAAATCAACAACAATTAATGAAAACAGCAGTCCTACAGACCAGCTTTCTTGCGATATGCGTTTTGCAACACAATATCAATATTATGATTCTTAAATATTTCTTCTAACACAGCGGAAACTTTTCTATTAGATTCGCTTGCTTCAGTAGCGTTATTGTCTGTATTTTCTACAAACTCGTTCTGAATTTTGGTTTTTTGTGGATCAAAAGAGGATGTACGTACAACGGTTTCAACATCTTGTCCTGATGCCGGAACTTGCACACCTGCTTCCGCCTCCAAAGCGTTAGATGCTGATACAGGAATGTTCACCTGTTCAACTCCTGTGTTTTGCTTGCCTTTCGGCCCTGGTGCAACAGTATCATTCACTGCGGCTTCGTCTGCGGTTTTTGTGCTTTTTGATGGGTTTGCCATGGCTTAAATTTTTAATTGATTAATCTGTACAATAATACAACAAATTTTAATCCAAAAAAAAGCCTGACGGGTTTTATACCATCAGGCCACAAGAGAGAAAGAAAGCGAGGGTATAACACTACAGCCTCTTTCTCAATAGGCTTACTCTATTCAGCCAACAGTGTTTGAAGCATCTCGTACATCTTTACGGCTTCTTTATCTTTTTTAATCACCTTGTCGGCTACCTCGCCAATCACATCGCCATTACCGTTTACCGGCATGATTTCAGTTCCTTGCTGAACCCATGTTAAACGGTTCTGCACCTGCGAGAATGAAATAACGCCTTTTGCTATAGCGTCTTTAATGGTGAATTTTATCTTATTTGCAGGATTACTAAATAACTCCACAAAAGTCTCGGGATTTAAACTTGCCTGTGAAATGAAAGCGCTTTTTATTTTGTTTAACCCTGCTTCTGACTGGTCATCGGTATTGATACCTATAACATGAGCATAGGCTAACATTTCTTCGGTTGTAGCATCGTAAGCTATCTTCAACGCCTCAAACTGCTTGGCTTGTTTGTCTAGCGCCTTGTTAACCATCTCGTCAGGGTTATTCAGTCGGTATACGCGGTTTTTAACCTGATACTGGTCTTTCTTACCCTCAAACAAATCGGACATCTCCAGCGCCTTTATTTTAAGCTTCTCGACACTTCTAACCATTAGCTTACCATTGCGGAACTCTAGCTTGTTCTCAGGGCGTGATAGTAAAGAATCAATTTGTCTTTTGCTCATCTCATCCAGACCTTTTTGCTCGTCGTTCCAAATGGATGGTTGACCTTGGATCAGGCGCCATGCTCTTGCGTTACTTTTTTCATCGAGTGTTACACCTGAATTAGGTACAGAATAAAGTGGCGGGAAACCATTGCCCAGCTTTAACGCTGTATTGTTTTGGTCTGATGGTTGGTAGGGAGCGTGTGTTTCTAACAGTTCGTACTCGTAGGTTTTCACCTCGGGCATTAGTGAGGCTGGTTTTTCTTTTGTTAATGTTGGCATATCTTTCTCTGATTGTTGCTCAAATATAGTGATTATAAACAAAAAAGCAGACAAGTGATGTTCTTGTCTGCTTCCATAGATTAAAGTAAGGTATTAGGCTTTTTTCAGAATCATGAACTGATCTGCGCCAATTGCCTGTAAGCCGTAGTAACCAACTTGTGAAATGGTCAGGTCAGCTTTGGTGTTTTGACCGTTTGCTGATAGTAAACCTGATTCACCAACTACCAGTTGTTTACCTTGGATTTCTTGGTAACGTACAATCAAACGTGGCACATCGTTCACACGAGAGTCACCATCTAAAGTGGTAGTGTTCTTAGGGACCAAGATACCGAATCCGCTACGTGCGCCAGTACCAGATGAACCGTACATACGGCGCTCTGATAGCGGGGTGTAACGCGCAAAGTTAAACTTACGGGTGTATGGCTTAAACGATTTGAAGTCACGACGCAGGTTGTTCTGATCGTACACAATCGCACCGTTAGGGAACTCAGTAGCAATAGCATCCTGAATATCCAAATCCTGATCGGTGTCTGATAAGAAGTCATACTCCATTGGAGCGCCTTGGTTATCTAACACACGCTCAATTTCCTGTAAGGTTTGAGTGGCGCTGAAATCATTATAAGTAGCAGTAACACCGTTAGCGGTGATTTGCTGAATCAGACCAGCAGTACCGCTCTCTGCGTATGGCAGGTTGGTTGCTAAGTTTGAATCCAACAGCATCAACTCTTTCTCTTGGATTAACTGGTTGTTCATGTCATCCATGCCTTTATACCAGTAGAAACGTTGACCGTTATACTCAAAGTCGATTTGCTCGGCCAAAGCCAAGTCGGTGATGCGGAAGTCTTTACGCAGTTGTGAGCAGTAGTTGGTGAAACGGGCAATGTTTTTAACATTGGTTCCTGTATAATCAGAAGCCTCACCAACGTATTTGTAACCACGGTCAAGTAACTCGTCTCCAGCGTTCACAGCAGCGCTTTGTGTTGCTACTACGGGAGTTAAGGTTACAACGTGTGCGCCAGCAACAGTTTTATTAACGGCAGACACGCGGCTTTCTACCGCTGTACGTGAGTTATAAAAGATTTTACCAATCTCAGGCAATGAACGTGTACCAGCGGCAGAGTGGCTACCTGCGGTTTGGGTGATGGTTACACCTGCACCGTTAGCACCTGCTACCGTACCTGCGGCAACAAAGAAACCCATCTGACGACCGTAGTCCTCATAGTGATAGAACATCTTGTTATTAGAGTTCTCTTGGGTTATCTTAATCATACCGTTGTTCTGCATCTGCGTTAACAACATGTATGGAGTGAAGTTAAACTTGTTCATGAAACGCTCATAAGGGCGCGGGGTAACAATGTTTAACTCTGAAATCAGCGTACCGGCTCTGGTGATGGTCGGGGTGCTGTAAACTGATGGGGTTTGCCCTGGGGCAGATTGAATAGCCATTTTTTCTTTTTAAGATGTGCTTTAAATTGGGTTAATTGTGCGCCCTCCTTGCATTCTCCATTGCATCTTCAAATGAAAGAACGCCGGTATCGGCTGTTGTGGTGGCTACTTCCAGATTTTTGATGTCTTTGATAACCTCCTTGGTTTTTAGGTTCTGAGCTTGGGTAGAAACAGCTTTAACAATCTTTTCAAAGTTGTTAAGCAGTTGCACATCCTCGGCTATTCTTAACGTGTTTGAAGTTCCGTCCTCCTTTACCCATCCCCTGTCTTTAGCAAAAGTTTCAAAATTAAAATCCTTGGTCTTAGCTATGGCTTGCTGCCTTTCTTCTGGTGAGTACTTATAAACGACTTCCTTGTCGCCTATGTTCACTTTGAAGTCGCCTAAACCTTGGGTTTCTTTTTCGACTTGTGCTTCCCACTGGCGATTAGCTTCCGCAATTTCCTCCGCGGTTGGGCCTTGTGGTGCTGATTCGCCTGTGTTTGGTTTTTCTATTTTCGGTAGTTCTAAGGTTTTCTGCGCCTCCATCAATGAGTAACGCTTGTCCCTTGCATCTCGCTCCAACATCAGCAGATTTTGGTCTACTTTTCTGTTGTGGTCGATAGCTTCTTTATATTCGTCAGGGGTTAATTCCCTGTCAATGGTATCGGTGTCAATTTTTTCAAGGTCATCACCATACTTAACGCGCAGCTCCAGTTCAACTTCGTTCTTTGTCCACTGCGGATTGTCTTTCTTTAGCGCCTCCCTAACTACATCCATGCTTGACATGGTGCCGTAATCCTTGTTCTTCTCTCTGGCGAACTCGTAGAACGTTTTTAGCGCCTCTGTATCGTCACCGGCTTCAAAGATACGCCTTGCAGCCTCACTTTTAAAATCGGGCATCTTCTCGACGATTTTCTCTACTTCCCTGACAATCTCTTTTGGTTGCTCGATAGTAGGAACGTCTGTGATAACTACCTGATCTGTTTCCTGCGTAACAGGTATCGTTTCAGCCGAGTTTTCTGTGGGTGCAACCTGTGGTTGTTCTGTCTGTACAGGTGTCTCCACTGGCGTTCCATTGCTGGCTGCGGCAAAGGCATCCTCGAATGATATTTGTGGTACTTGGGTTTCTACGGTTTCTTCTGGCATTTGTCTTTCTCTTGTTCTACAAACTTACATATAGTTTTTTATTTTACAAACTAGTGCATTTTAGGCTTGATTTGTTGATTTTGTTTTTGTAGAAGCGATAGTGTTGTTTAATTTTATTAGGTCTTCAGGTTTGAATCTGTCAGACAAACGCTTCAATTCCAAACTACTTTTAATATCCTTGTCTGATATAGCTTTTTTATAATCATCCAATGTCATACTCCTCTTAGATGTATCGTAAATACCTTTCTTCCACATTTGGTATCTCAAAGCATCTAAATCGGCCTTTATCTCATCTGGGGCAGCATCGTGAGATGCATTGCCATGGACAGCATTAGCTCTTAGATAATCGGAAAAGTTAAGAACCTTTAACGTTTCGGGGTCATATTTTGCGCCCCCTCTGGTATAGTCCTTTATATTTTGGTTATACAGTTTTTTATCGGAACTGTTATTGTCCAATGCCATGATTGACCTTTCTTCTCCCTGCGATAAACCTCTTGACAAATGAGATAGTTCGTGAGCCATAACAGATGGAAGCAATACGTTAGCGCCATATTGATTACCCATCTGAGCAGCTTGCGATTTATCAATAATGACATTAGATACATTGGGATTCATAAAATCATAACCTTGGGGTAGTTCTCTGCCTTCAGCCTTGTTCCACGATTGGGAACCCAAATTGTCTTTAAAAATAACATTTGCATTAAGGACATTTTTAATATCAGGAGTATCGTCATTGCCCTGCATTGCCAATCTTTGTTTGTAGATGGGCGAACTCATATACTGGGCAAGGAACTGTTTGGCCGGTATTCTTGTCACCGGCCTTGGGTTCGTTCCTTTTGGTACTGGTGTACCTCCAAATTGTGAGAATATATCATTAAGCATACTGTTCTTGTTGCTCTTGTTCTACTTCGTGATCTGGGTATTGCTGGGCAAATGCTTCGTAGTTTTCTTCCGGTATCTGGCCTCTCTGGCCGTCAGGCATCACCACGTTAATCATTTGCCCCTGTTGCTGCGTATTAGGGTCTGTGGGCGCACCATTTTGCTGTGGCTGCTGTTGGTCTTGCTGGGCTGGTTGCATTGCTTGTAACGCCTCTATCATCATCTGTTTCTGCGCGTCATTGGTTAACTCCAACCCATCGAACACCCAGTCAGGTATCTGCTCTATGGTAGCGTTTGGTTTTGCCAATATCGCATCAACAACTTTCGCTTTCAAAATGCCGTTAAATTTGAATGACTCCTCTTTCTGCATGGATTGTAAACGTAGGGTGAGTAGTTCAACTTCGTTCGCATGTTTCTGTTGTTCCACTTGCAGGTCGGCTTCACCTTTCGCAGCAGCAGCGGCTTTAGCTTGTTCGGTGTTGTTTTGAGCGTTGATGGTGGCTTTCTTGATGTCATCCGCCATTTTTTGTTTGGCCCTTGCTGCAAGCATCGCAGCTTTATATTTGGGGTTTTCTATCATGTCGAGCATAATAGAATCCTCAATGGTGATTTGCTGGGTGCTTAACGCTATCTCAATCCTCTGGTTCAGACGTTGCATTTCACCATCATCCACAACAGCCTCGATAGCAACATCAAAATTAGTTTTCTCAAAATCGTCCATCGCTTCCGAGTTTAGGAAGTCAATATTGTCCTTGCCCAAAGCTTTAATATAACCATCGTAGGAGTTTTCGCCATATACAAACTTGTCCCATAATGCTATCTGAACCTTTTTAGCGGTTCGTTTCATTATCGCGAGGTAGGCATTATAGATAAAATTAGTTGCACTCGCAGAAATTGTCTTAGCGCTTTGTAAGGTAACGTTTGAGGTGGCTTGATTAGTGATATAGCCTGCGTCTAAGTTTGAAGATCCTACTATTTGTTGGAGCTTTTCGTATTCTCTCTGCCACTTAGCGTCTAACTGTTCGAGTTTATTTGAGTACTGATGATTTTGTGGTGAGATAGGCGGCTGACCGTTTGGATTCTCATCCGCATCATCCATTCGTTTAAAGTACCTGTTACCCGTTTGCAGGTAGATAGCGTACAATTGTAACGGTGATACATTACCAACACCTGCACCCATATCTATCTCTGACAGTCCAGAAACATCAATATCAGCGCCATCTGGTGCTGTAGCAGCAATGATTCGTAACGTAGTTAGGTGAATGTTCTGCATCAGGTCGATGCTTGGTATCATCGTTTCTATCAGCGGCGTATTGGTGCAACGGTTATTGTCGTGCATGTACACCGAGTATGGAGAAAAAACCTCTGTCAAATTATCGTTAGGCTTCAGCATGTTTCTTGCCAGTTCCCACTTCAATAAAATATCAGTGTCTTTTATCCACACGCCATGATAGGCCACGTAGTAAGGTTTAGATTCCTCATATTCTTTACCCTCTTCTTTAACATTTGTTTTCTTTAATACCTCTCCGCCAAACCTGTTCTGTTTGCGCTCGTATTTGAGGTTATAGAGCGTTTTGTAATGCAAGTCTACTACTTGTACCGTATAGTTATCCCATGGCCTTGCAATGGCTCTGGTGCTGTCACTAGTGTATGAATAGTCACCCCATGTAGGATTCCCCATCTTACCGGCGTTAGACTTGGCAAGGTTATACAATGCTTCCTCTGATATTTTACCAGGGAACCTTAACCTGATTTCCATGATGCTTATATCACGAACCTGGCCTTGATACTGCCAGTCACGGAAGTCGTTAAACTCAGAATAGGATGTGATGAAGCGTTCGGGTTTAATGAAAGGTGTTCTTATCTTACCACTGCCGTCTACCTCTGTGTGTGTAACAGCAAAACCGCACGTAGCGGTATCAAATATCAATCTCTCTTTGATGACATCATCCCAGTCGTTATCATCAAACACCAGTTTAGTTCCCAACTCCATGATGATTTCTTCCTTTCCCTTGTAGGTGAAACCATACTTGATGTCAAGTTCCTGTTCATTCTTCGGGTCATCCTCGCTGAATTGCTCCAGCTCCATTCCCGCTTCCTGTTGTACTTGCTGTATCTGGTCGCGGTATTGCATCTTAAACCTATCATCCTCTTTGGCCTTACGTTTTTTGCTCTGTGAGAACGGATCTACCGACTGGCACCTGATTTTTTCGGTGCGTTGCATGTAGCGGTCTTTGATACGGTTAAGGAATGGTATGGCAATGGGGAGTGGCGTATAGTCAATGTTTAACAAGGGAGGTAATCCTTCCACGTTAACCACATCCCTGTATTGGGTGGTATCCTGCTTGCCTGCGGCGTATTTACGATTTTTGTCGTAACGCTTAACCCTGTTGACCCAAGATTCACTACCGAAGCCGTTAGCCCACTTGTTGTAACATGACTTCATCACCTTTAAGCCGAACTCTTGTGTTCCCTTGTCGCTGTCGGCTGCTAACGGATTAGGATATAATGGTTGGGTAGGCACTGCCATGGTTTACAAAGTTTATTTTTAACATCAAAAGTAACATTTTTATGCACTTCTTTTAAACACCCTCAAAATACTAAGCTTACTGGTGTTGGGTTTAACATCCATTTTTCTGTCCGTACCTCCAATTAACGCCATCATAAAGGCTATGGCATCATCGGACTTGGTTCTATCGTCAGGATCGTACTTGATAAATGAATCTACTGCCTCTATAAAGTAAATTTTATGGTATCGTGTTTTGATATACTCATCAGCAATGTCTGTTTGTTTCTGTAACGCAAAAGCATCGTTCGATGGTGTTCCGTACTTGTACTTAGCATTCTTGCGCTGTGGGTCAATCGTACACTTAGGGCGCCACATGACATAGTTCTTAAACCCTTCCTCAATAAATGCCTCGTAATAATCGTCAATATTGCTCTCATAATTCGCTTTACATCCGTAGTACTCGCAAAGCATCATCACGTACTTGTGAAAGTCTCTTTTGAACCGCATCCTCGGCCATGGAGCAAATCGTAGCACCATCAATCCGCTGTTTTCAGGGTCATTCATGTCACCTTTACGGAATACGTAAGCCACTGCTTTTGACTTTTCTTTGCCTGTAGTGATGGTTGCTGCTGCCGGATCGACACCAATAGCAAACGATTCGTCGTTATCGGGGCTTTTTAGTCCGTTAGAGCCACTTTTGTTCTTGTTTGAATACTTGGAGTCATCAAAGTCCCAAACCATCTGACAATGCCCATTTTTATCGTCTCGCCATTTAACTTTTCCTTCTGCATCTCTATAAAATGTCACACGTCTTACAAGGTTCTTAGGAGCGTTATCTTCTTCGTGGTCGTTGTTTCTTTCGAGATAGTCTTTTTGAATTTCTAGTAGTTCGTTGTCGAACGTGCCTCCAAAGTTTTTGAGCTGCCAAATGTGTTTCTCTGTAAGTGGGTTTTTTTGTTGTTCTGCGGCGAGGTCATCACCCTCCAAGTTGTTCCAGACAGAAAGAATGTATTCTTTGGCTAATGCTCTGTTTGAATAACCATATTCGTCTACGAATGGTTCGCCGGTCTTAGGGTGATTGCCTAAATAACCGTAATCAGCAGGAACAAACAGGTTGGTTAACATGGATGCGGTTCTGCCCGTTTCAGGGTTCATGGTAGCCATCTTACTGGCATCCCATGTTTTCTTCATGTTGGCACCGCCTTTTTTCTCCATATCCTCCACAGTAGTGGTACGGAGCGCTTTTCCATTAATGGTTGGGCCTTTCATCAAACAGTACTTGACGATATTGTATCGTGTGTCTGTATTAACACCTATGGTTTTGCCCACCTCGTCCTCTATGTAGGTGGTAAGCTCTTCACCATCATACGCCTCTTCCACGGATGGTCGATAATCTATCGAGGAGTATAGTGCTTGATCGTAAATCTTTTTACCCTGGTTGGCAGAACGCTTGCGTGGGGGAAAGAACTCCAGTATTGTCGCAGGACGTGTCTCGCCTGTATCAAGAGGCTTTAACCAGTCTGGCAATCTCATCCATGATGCAACCGTTTTTTTAAACACGCCATCGCCGTCTTTATTTGTTTTTGATTGGATGCCACACTTGCTATCTGACCGCGTGGTTGTGCGATAATATCCTATTCCTGTAGAAATTACGGTTTTACCGAACCTTCGATTCGTGATTAAATTTCCGCCTGAAAGGTTAATGTTATCCTCTACCGCTTTCCACCATAAGAATACATCTCTTTGCGCATCAACAAACAACAGCCTCTTACCCCTATCTGTCCAATAGTTTAAAATAAAGTAGTGTGCGCCAGTAATGTATTCTATATTTCCGTTGTTGAAGAACCAATAGCCATTCACCATCCGCTGATACTCTTGCAACATAAATTCTTCCGTGGGTTCTTCACGAGAGTTGTGTGGCGCTGAGTACTTGAAACGTTGTTGTTTTACTGGTAGGTCATGGTTGGCTATATTGGTGAACGCAGGCACTTTAGGAAGTTTAACCAATAGCTCCCCTATCGTGCGTTCCTGCTCAAACCTCTCTCTCGCTATGTTAAACTCGTTCCTATTCATGTCCGTTCAGTACTATGTCCTGAAAGTTTTTACGTTTCACTGGTTCGGCTGGTTTTTTAGTTTCTTTCGCTTCTTTAACCTCTGGTTCAACTTGCTTAGTAGCTTTTTCAATCGCCAGTATCTTATCAATCTTATCCACCAAAACCATAGTACGGGCGAATATGGTGTCGTTCTTATCAGGCTTAATGTAGTTCAGGTTTTTTCCTTCTTCTCCAGCTTGGCCTGTTCTTATTTTCATCAAATCCTGCGCGTACCCCTCACTGATTAAATTCAACTCTTTAATGAGATTGGAAGCGCCATTTACCTGTCCTTCCAACAATTCTAAGTATCGTGCTTGCTCAGGGGTCAGGTTATCAAAGTTCGGTTTTTCCATCTTCTTGTTTTTTAGTGTTAAATCGTGTCGGCATTCTAGTAGCTAATGGTAGATTGAGCTTTTCGCTTGGCTTATCCTTAGACAGTAGTTCAGCCTTTTCGTTATAAAACGCTACGAAGCCGTTATACCACTTCGCACCCTCGGGTGATACTTTGTATAGGTTGCGGTTTCTTTCTTCGTATACAGTCAGATAACCGAGTTCTACGAGCTTGTTTAGCTTGGTTCTTACTCCCAGCAATGGAAGTCCCCAGTCTGTTGCGTCTGCTGGTACAAACCATTCGTATTGTGTAACCAGCATTAGTATTTTACCTATCGTTGGGTTTAGGTTTGTCTCAGTGAAGTACAAGTCCACTATCGGATAGGTGAGGAAAGCGACAACAGGATCCGCATTAAGTCTCGCCTGCCATACTTTGTCTTGATGATACGTTCGGGCGTACTGATTGATCTGCGCCATTTGCATAAACTTTTTTCTGGTTGCTGCCCGAAGCACTTTTCTTTTACGGGGTTTCCTGATGTGCTTCCTCTTACGCTTGGTACGGTAGAAATCATCACCTAAATCACCCCCGCCCTGTTTGGCTATCTCGATAGATATTTTTAGCTTTTTCTCTTGTAATCTGATTTGGGTCCTGAGCTTCTTTATCTCTTTGTTCTTTTCTAAAATCTGGTTCTCCCTGAACTGAACAAATCTTAAAAACCAGTCTAACCTGTCCTCGTACTTTTGTTTCTGACGCCGGTATTCTGGGATGATAACTTCCTTAAGGTACTTGGTTCCTTTTCCCGCCATGTTCACATCAACTTTGATGTCCATTGGGTACTTCCTTACCATCCCCAGTCTTGGGAACGGTTTAAAAAAATCAGCCATTTTGCAAAACCTTTCCGACAATGTACCTCTCGTCTAACTTGATGTACTTCTTGCCATTAAAGTCTAACTCGTATTGATAGTCGTCAACCGTAACCACAACGTCTCCTGGTTCGTAATCATTGTCTTCTGGAACGAACAATATACGGATTCTTCTTTCTTGTTTGATGGTAGCCTGTGCGGTCAAGTAAATACCACTCTCGGTACGGGCCGCTTCCACCTCCACAACCTCTCCGATGTAGATATTTGGTTGAGGGTAAATAACGCCATCTTCTCCGATTCTGAAGAACACCATTCCAGCGTCAATAAAGTGGCAATCGATGTAGTCCATTTTAAGGCTCTCAGAGGCTTCGATTGCTCCGTAGTGTACAAACAGACTATCTCCTGCTTTTAATTGATTGTAGCGGCTATTAGGAGCCAATACGCGGCAGATTTGCGGGTTCACCAGTCTACGGTCAGTGACCTGAACGGTTTTGGAGGCTTCTCCGTCCGATGTGGAGTCTTGAAACAGGTATCGGTCGGGCTTTAAAAGTTTAAGACCGCCACCCAAGTCTATATGGAGGCGGTCTTCGGTAAATTCAACGAGTAAATAGTTGTTAATACAGTTCATGCTTGCTTTCTTCTTGTATAGCAAAGTTAACTGTATTTCAGTATTGTAGCAATAGCTTCTTTAGGGTTGGGTCTTGGTTAACCAATCGTATATCTTATCTGCGTTTTGCAGAAGTTCTGTGATACTGTTGTTTTTTAACTTGCCAGCTTCTGACAAAGCAATATAATGTTTGCCTTGACGGTTGTGGTACTCCATCAGCTTATCAAAATCTTCTATGGATTTTTCTTCGTCAAACTTGCGCTGCTTTACTGACAATCTCTTTATTAACTCTTCATCAAATTCGTTATCGGTTCTGATTTTACAATCTTTGTTACACATAATATTTAGTTTTTACTTTCTATGGCTACTACTTTTCCATGTTCGTTTGTTATTTCGTAATACTGCTCTTTGCAGAATACTCTCATCTTTCCTTTTTTTGTTTCTATCTCACTCCACTCGTTACCTTTTAATGTTCTTTTCCATTCATCTGGCATCATTCCTGAGTCTGATATGCTCTGATAAGCCAAGAAGTGCTTGTGTTGGCTCGTTTTAATCCGTATAAGCCACTTTTGGTCATTAGTGAGTATCAGTGGCTCGCCAGAATAAATAAACTCTCTAATGACCTGTAATAAGTCCGTAAGGTCTGGCCTGTTCTGGTCTATGGGTATCAGTGTGTCGAATGGCATCAGCGGTATCTTACGGTAGATGTTCATTATGTATTCATCTGTCATGGTTAGAATGGTAATTTTTCTTCTTCTTTAATTTCTTCCATGGCCTTGTTGATTAGTTCGCTTTCAGACAATGGTTGTGTGAAGTCTATTGGTTGAACTATTCTCTTAGCTGCGCCTTTGTGCCACTCTTTCACTGCATTGTGACCAAAGTATTCAAATCCACTCACACCATCTGCGCTGCGAAGCTTAACTGGTTTACCTTCGTACGTAACCTTGCCACCAGTTTCAATCTCTTTGATTTTACGAACGTGTATCTCCGTGATGTTCCACTCTTTCTCATGCTGAGTTACGCGGTGGAGAGTTAAAAAGTCATCAGCCTTATTAGCGAACATCACACCCATTTCAGTATCCTCTTTCTGCGGGGCCTTTGTAAAACCTTCTGCATTCTTATTTCTGGCAGCAGCAGTACCAACGTGACAATTCAAATAAATCGATAGGTTGTTTTGCTTCGCAAACAACTGAATAACACTTGCCGCCTCATAATGGTATTCGTACCCCTCTTGTTTAGATTTGGCTGGACGATCCATTTTAAGAGAGTTGTACGGGTCAATCATCAGTCCTTTGAATTTTTTGCGCTTCATTGCAAGGGTTGCCATATTGAGTATGTCTTGGTAGTTGTACAGCTTATCTCTGGATTTTATGAACTCGAAATGAGAAAGAACAAAGTCTTTTGCCTTATTGTACTTCAGCTCACTCATTGATGCGATTGGCTCAGACCAGTAAAACTCTACCATTTTTCTAACCACAGAACCCACATTGTTTTCAGAACTAAATATCAACCAGTGCCATCCGTTGTACATCGCAGAGAGCATAGCTAAATACCAAATCACAGTTGACTTACCCACGTTGTCAAGGCCATTGATGATAACAAGGTTACCCTCTTTAAATAAAAAATACTTATCCAGTTCTGTAATCCCCGTAGTTTGACCTTTAATGAACTTGTTTGTACGCCACAATTGAAGATACTCGTTAAAATCTTCTTCTGTTGCTAAGAAATCTAAATCCTGCTCATTGGACGTATCAATTATACTTGGAACAGAATTATTAATTTCTTTCACAACCTCTGGGGCGTCCCCATAGCCAAGCTCCGAAAGCTTTTTTGGAACTATATTGAAATCCTTTCCACACTCTAAAACTGCAAATACTGCATACGGTTGATACGGAGTTTGTGGCTCAAAGTCGGTGGATGTACTAAAAACACTAAACCAGTTCTTATCCTCGTCATAATTTCCAGAATGGTCAGCCTTAGTATCCCCAGGCCTTTTCATTAATATTTTAGAACCACGTTGCCCCTTTATTTCCCATCCATGTTTTTGCAATAGGGCCACGACATCTCCGCGCTGGTTGTAATCTTCGATTGGTGTTAAACCTAATACATGCTTTCTTTGACGAACCGGCCTGTGAACAGGTTCTTTCAAAACCTCATTGAAGCCATAGGCCACGTTAAACAGCGTTGCGCGTTCTTCAGGTGTAATTACAGGCACATTTGCAAAACTACCCTGTAAGAGCTTATAACCATCAGTAGGGTGTACAACGATGTAGCCCTTATCACCCCTCGTCTCAAAAAGCACCCGAACTTTGTCGTTCTCCGCAGCGTTACGCGCTACCTGCTTACAATGTTCTACAATCTGCTCTTCTGTTTTACCTTCGGGAGACTGTTTAACCTTTTCGTACTCTTTCTGATAAGAGGCAGCATACGTGGCATTTTTTTCTTCGAGAATAGTGTAACGGTTAGCCAGCTTTTGATTACCATCCAGTGCAGAGCATCGGAAAACCAAGTGGTAGCCGCCTGTTTTCGTTTGTTGCACCAATAGCTTTTTTAACAGCAACGGGTCGATTGACTTAACAGTATCGCAGAAATCTTTGAACAGCGTACCTGTTAGGTCGTACTTAGTATCAATATCAATGGCCTGTATGTTTCCTGATATTTTCCCACAAACTAAACCAATGGATTTATGGCCCGTAAAATCGTACTTCTTTTTAGTAGTCTGCCATTCTGTGTGGATAGGGCGCTTGTCCTCGCGCACTGGCATAAATTGTAATCCTTCGATTTGGTTGAGTTCGTTAATATTCATTTGGTTCTGGTATTGATGATTTAAATTTTGTTGGCCGTACAAATTCTTCGTATTCTTCGTCTGTCATTGTTGTTTCAAGAGCTTGTGGGTTTACAGGCTTTTCTTCAAACTCTTGGTTTAAAAACTTTTCAAGTTTATCCTCGCGCAAAATAAATTCTGGAGTGATGTGCCTTAACTTGGTTTTGATATGAAAATCATCTTTCATAGCATTGGATAGTGCTTTTAAGATTTCAGATGACTTATAGGTTTTTAACCGTTCAGTTAAAGCTTTGCAGAGTTTTGCATTGGCCTTGTACTTTGATTTTTTAATAGAATTAAACTTATCAACGAAAAGGTGACACTTATCAGAAGCACTCAAAACAACAGTGGTCTGAGTTGGCGTAGACAACTCGACCTTTAAATTAGAAGATAGAGTATTAAGTGTATTACTAAATGTATTATTATGTATGACTTTTTCGCAAGGGGGGTTGACAATTTCGCAAGCCCCCTTGATATTTTCGCAAGGGGTATTAATTTTACTGTTAGGGTTGTAGCTTTCGTGTATTTTTATCCTCCTGCCAGCATGTGTGTTGTAATCATCATATGTTATTACAATCAAATCCAGTTCTTGAAGACGCTTTAAAGCTCTGCTAACTGTCGCTGGATCCACACCTAAAGGTTCGCCTATGTATTTATTTGACGCTACAC